GTGCCACTTACCGACATCAAGATCCGACAAGCGAAGGCAGGCAACAAGCCTACCAAACTTACCGACGGCAATGGACTGTATCTGTTGGTGAAGCCGTCCGGCTCCAAGCTCTGGCGATACAAGTACAGAATTGCTGGGAAGGAGAATCTCTTCGCGATCGGCGAATATCCCAACATCAGCCTTCAAGACGCCCGCGCGGTACGCGATGATGCCCGTGAACTCGTCAAGAAGGGACTGCACCCGTCCCATGCGCGACAGGAAGTCCTGTCGGCGCGTATCAACGAAGGCAAAGCAACTTTTCGAGCAGTCAGCGACGAGTGGTTGGAGAAGAAGCGGAAGACGTGGACTGAGCGACACTTTGGCGAGATTCTGCGCATGCTCGAAGCCGATGCGTACCCGTACATTGGGAACCGGCCCATGCGCTCTGTTACCGCTCACGATGTGCTTGCTTTGATGCGCCGGGTCGAAGAGCGTGGCTCCCCTTCCGTAGCAATCAAACTGCGCCAGTACGTATCCAACGTGTTCCAGTATGCGGTGATCACGCTCCGGGCAGATACTGACCCCGCGTCCGTGTTGCGTGGATCAGTCCTGAAGCCTCCGACAGAGAATGCACGACCGTTGAGTCGCGAAGAACTGAAGAGGCTCTTTCGACAGCTTCCGACCTACAAGAGCAGACGAACCGCGCTTGCGATTCGATTGCTGATGATGCTATTTCCGAGAACGATCGAGCTTTGCCGGGCGCGATGGGAAGAAATCGACCTAGGGACCGCAGAATGGAAGGTGCCCCCGGAAAAAATCAAATCTCGACGTCTACACATCGTTCCGCTTCCCAAGCAAGCGCTGGGACTGCTGCGCGAGTTGCAGGAGATGTATGGAAATCGCGGGTATATCTTGCCAATTCTTCATAGCAATCGAAAGCGTCCACACATGAGTCGCGCAACGATCAATCGGGCGATCGACTACATGGTTCCGGACAACCCCGAACCGATAACGGGCCATGACTTTCGAGCAACTGCGTCGACCAACCTCCATGAAATGGGATGGAAGGACGAGGTCGTTGAAATGCAGTTGTCGCATAAAGACAAGGACAGGACTCGTTCGACGTACAACCATGCCAAATACTTGCCGGAACGTCGGGAGATGATGCGAACGTGGGCAAACTGGCTCGAGGAAGTCGAGAAAGAGGCACTTCAAGAAGGAGGTACGGCAAGCGCACCTAGCAAGGACCGATGATGCTGCTGTACCCGCCGCACCGCAACAGCCCACGTAAGCGTTGAGTTCCTGATGTTACAAACGCCCCCGATCATCGCACCAGCTCACAACCGGTAGAGCTTGCGAACTCGGCTCGGTCGACATGATCCTGGGCGGATCGTCCGTCGTACGCACGACGACACACGACCTCCGAACACAAACAGTTCGATATCGCCTCCTGATTCGATATCATGCGTGGAATCCGAGGCACCGCCTCGTCAAACGAAGCTGAGAAAGCAAGCTGAATGCCAAATCAAAACGAACAATCTCTGGGCGCGGGGATCACGCCGTTTCTCAAGTGGGCCGGGGGTAAGCGCTGGCTGGCGCAGACGTGCCTAGAACTGTTTCCGCAGACTTACGGGACTTATTTCGAACCGTTCCTTGGCGGCGGCGCAATGTTCTTCAAGCTCCGTCCTCACAAGGCGGTGCTGGCTGACATGAACCGCGAGCTAATTGAAACATACTCAGCGATAGCCGAAAACTACCAATCTGTCCATCGGCGCATTCGCAAGTACCATGACATGCACTCAGTAGAACAATACTACTCGGTGCGCGCCCTAGCCCCACGCAATCGTAACGATTTGGCCGCCCGGTTTATTTATTTAAACCGCACCTGCTGGAATGGACTCTACAGAGTCAATAAGAATGGTCAGTTTAACGTTCCGATTGGGACGAAGAGCAACGTATTACTTGATACAGATGACTGGCCGACAGTCTCGGCAGCGCTAAGGCAGGCAAAATTACTTGTTTCAGATTTTGAGCCAATCATTGATCAAGCAAAAAGAAATGACATTGTGTTTGCCGATCCACCCTACACGGTAAAACACAACAACAACGGCTTTATCAAATACAACGAGAATATTTTTGCGTGGCAAGATCAAGTCCGTCTGCGAGACGCACTTTTGCGAGCCAAGAAGCGCGGGGCACATATTTTTTGCACGAATGCCGACCACAGTTCTATTCGAGAAATATATGAGGAGCAGTTCACCGTTACAAGCGTTGCGCGAGGAAGCGTAATTTCGGGGAAAGCAGATGGCCGAGGGAAAACTTCGGAATTGCTTATTACCGCCTGAACCTAATATCAAATATATGAGCACATCGACCAAAAATAAACTGGGGAAATTTCTCGAACTTAGAAAGAAAATTCCAATTTTCGGACATATCTTCGAGTGTCGACTGAAAGACTTCTGGGATTCCGTCGTCGAATATTCGAATACCCTCCTTTGGTCAACAATGCCATTTTGGTTAGGCGCACTCATACTTTTTTATCAAAAACAGAACGGCAATAGAAGTTTAATTGACACATTCACCGGCACATTCAGTAACGGCGAACTTCTGGTTTTCACCATCGGTGCAGTCACCCCGATTACATATCTAACATTACTAGAAGACCCGAAAGGCTCATTTCCGCATCGCCTCTCGCTCGGCACGCTTGCGATGTTTCTCATAGTAATTTGTGCATCGCTTTTTGCATTACAGAAAAGCCAAGTCGGCACAAAGGGAAATCTTGTCTACTATTCATCCCTCGTTTTTGCCGCAATAGCGATTACACTGCGATATGTGTCAATCCTCTACAATAAAACAAAATTTCCAGTAACCACGGAAAACGATCTTGTTGCAAATGGGCAAAAATTCGTTCACGATTTTATGATGGCCACAGACGTAACGGTATCGGAGCATCCGGTAGCTGCACCATCAACTGGTCAAGATGATTTCGACCGTCGGTTCGGGGATGCCACCGGCGGCAATCCCGCTAACGGTCGTTGACGCGAGAGGCTTGCCATATGATCACCGAATCCGAAAAAGAACTGGTCTTGCCTTGCCTCCGCCTAAAGCAACCCATGGGCGAATTCTATGTATGCAAAATTTCCGCTAAAGATCTTTGCGATATCACGTATTTCGATATTCGCCAGATGCTTGGCGATAGAGAAATGGACACTTACATCGGAATTCAACGGAAAATCGATCCATCACGAGTTGTTGGACTGCAGTCATACGTCAACACGATGGATGCATGTTTTCCGACGTCAATCGTTCTTTCGGTAGACGAACAGTGTGCCGTATATAACGATGGAACATCTACACTCACCCTCAAAAATGATCCAGATCCCGAAGACGAGGGTGGCCAAACTCTCTATCGAGGGATCGCAAAAGTAATTGATGGCCAACATCGGATCGAAGGACTGCGGGGGCTTGTCGACGGCCAATTTGAATTGACGGTTAGCATCTTTGTCGGCCTTGACGTCGAAGACCAGGCATATATATTCTCAACGGTTAATCTTGCACAAACAAAAGTAAACAAAAGCCTTGTTTACGATTTATTTGATTTTTCGAAATTCAGAAGCCCGCAACGCACTTGCCACAATATCGTAATCGCACTTGACCGGCGAGAGGGCGGGCCATTCTATCGTCGGATTAAACGGCTCGGTAGTGCTACGGCTGGTCGTCACGGCGAAACGTTGACGCAAGCTACGTTTGTTGAGGCGATTATGCCTTTCGTTTCGTCACAACCCGCACTTGATCGGGATCGAATAAAACGAAATCTTCCACTCCCACGTGCGGAAGGTACGGAAAACACGAAGCTTATATTTCGCAATCTCTTTGTGGATGAAAAAGATATCGATATTGGCGTAATTCTATTCAATTACTTTACCGCCGTGAGCTTACGCTGGCCCAATTCTTGGAATTCGACGGAACGTGGCAACATACTTAACAAGACAAACGGCTTCAAAGCACTTATGAGCTTCCTGAGACGAGTCTATGTTTCACTTCGTCACAAGAGCGTAGTTCCGACAGTGGAAATGTTCTCAGAAATTTTCGACAGAATGGATCTGCAAGATGGTGAATTCACCACCGAACACTATCCTCCGGGCACAAGCGGCGAAAGTGAGCTACGGAAAACACTCTTAGCTCAATCGAAATTGGACGAGAATTTTTCGCCACGTCAGCCAAACCTCATTTAACCAGGCCGACATCCGCTATACGCGTTCAGCAACTTGGGGCCCGACAATTACGTGGGGCCCCAAGTTACTTTGGCGCAGTCGTCATCAGTCGCGGAGGGAACAACTGCAGCATCGCGCGCGCGGCTTCAACGTTCTTCGTGTGTAGCCATTCGTCATAGTCGGCAGGCCGCAATATGACCACCGACCGCTTTTCGTCGCCGGGCTTGTGCATACGCCCCATGACAGCATGTCCGTCCGCGTTGACGGTCATCATGGTCATACCGACCAGAGTCCGGCCGTCATCACCATCGTAGCGCCGCCAGATGCCGGCGACGCAATACGATTGCCAATCTGTTAGTCCGATCCGTTGCCAGACATTCCGGCCGGTCTCGTAACAAGGCTCGTATATCCACCGGACCGGGATCAAGCAGCGCTGACCAGATCGCCACGCTTTGCCGTATAGCCGCGACTCGCCGACCGTTTCTGAACGCGCATTGACCGTGTCGAGCTTTCTCCGCTTCTTCCCATTGTCGTCGACACGCTCAGGTTGCATGAACTTCGGCCAGAACCCGAACACGGCCTTCACGACGCCAAAGCCGTCCCCGTCCGCCCATGCGATCGGCGCCGCATAGTCCGGGTACACATCCGGCTCCCAAGGGTCGCGACGGTACAGATCGCCGATACCGATCTTCAGCTCGTTGATGCCTGGATCTTCGTCTGGCGCTTTGTAGTTTGTGCACAAGGTTCACATCCTCTACTCGTTCGAGATGCCAGAGTTCGCCTCGTCAAAATCCGGGTCCGGCGGAAATGTAATCTGGTCCATCGGCATGACCGGGCCGCTCAACCACTCGTCCAGCGCCGTACAGATGATGCCGTAGTAAAAGTCGTCGAATCCGGAGCCTTCGGGCTGGCCCGCTGCGTCAGGGAACAAGCCTCGACCTACCTCGACCTGATGCTCGCAGAAGCCGTATTTCCCCATGACGACATCCTTGCTCAAATCACTGTAGCAACGGGCGCTATACGACACGACGCTGATCGACATGAGGCTGATGATCTCGTATTTGGCATCCGCGATACACATCTCAACGAATGCCCTTTGCACCGCTGTCATGGGTCGTGACATGCCCCCTCCATCCGATGGACTGGCTTCTACCGATCTTACTGCGCTGTCCGTCGCTCCCTATTTTTGAGACTTGACGGCACCATCTTGGCACGCGATAAACTGTATATCCATACAGTGTTACCCGCGCATCATGATACTGCCCCCATTCGATCCGCCACAGTTCGACGCGATGTCGACGTGGTGGCGCACGTGCACGTATGCCGACGTCCACCGGCTGATTCTCGAAGTGCTACACCTGCGAATCACGCTGCGCGAGATGGGCACCCTTACCGGCGATGCTACGCGCATGATCGCGTACCTCGAACGGGCCGACGAGTTGAAATACGCGGCACCGTTGCGCCGCTTGTCGATCAAGATCGACAAGGAGATCACGCGAGCAGGCAGGATGGGGAACCCGCGCGCATCCGTTGCACCGTTCTCCGACGAGTGGCGCGCCCGCGAAGCCATGAAATGCCAGCTCCATGACGCCCCCGGAGAACCAGATCCCGGCTCCGACAAGGCAACGAAGTTGCCTGAGTTCCAGCGACTGACATGGGAGGAATTGCGCGACGCGTGGAGCGTGGCCAACTTCAAGAAAAGTCGCACGCTGACGCTTGAACAGCGCTTTGTGCTGGAAGTCGTGCATGTCCGCCGAACGCTGCGACTCATGGAGAAAATGGTCTGCGCTGCCGAACTGGAATTGAAGAAGAACGGCTATCCCGACTCGTTCGCGCTCGACCAGCTCCGCCGCATGATCGACGGCGCTCGCTTCGATTGACAATAGTTGACTGACTGCCAGTGAGCCAACGGTCAGCCGTTCTCCCGGAAATGGTAAATTCATACGAAAACCACACCTACGAGAGAACATATGGCCCGAGCCATGATCTGCGTCGGCGACACGACGACGCACGGTGGCCGCGTGCTGGAGGGCAGCGCGACCGCGACCATTGACGGAAAGCCCATTGCCGGTGTCGGGCACAAGGTACTTTGCCCGCAGTGCAAGGGGGTCTTTCCGATCCTGCCCGCCACCGGACGACAATACTCGAACACCTTTGATGGGCGAGAAACAGCCATCGAGGGCATGAAGACCGCGTGCGGGGCGACACTGATCGCCTCGCAGTCGTCCGCGACGCTCGACGACGTCGGATCTGGAGAAGCGTCGACTGGCGGCGCAGTTGCTGCCGTCGCTGCCACTGCAGCAGCGCTCGCACCCTCGCCGACGCTCTGTCTCGAATGCCTGAAAGCTGCGGCCGAGAACGCCGCGACGATGATCGCGCGCGGGTAGTACATGACAGAAAACTCGATCGAAGCGTTCTTCTTCAAGCGGCAACAGCAGTTGACCATGCAGGTGCATCTCTACGCACTTGTCGACGGTCTGCTTTACGCGGACGCGGCCAATGGGTCAACGCCTCAACGATCACGGTCGGCTGTAGCCGTATTCGACAGCACGCCTGACGCGTCGCTCGCCGACGCAGGGCCTTGGCTTTTCGACTACGCAGGTGCGGCCGGCAACACCCGGCGGATTCTTTCCGCAATGGCCAGCAGGCCGACGGGCGTGTCCTGGCTGATCAGCGCCTATCCGATTGAATCGCTCGCTGACGAGCTGCGCAGCCGCCTCGACGTACGCTTGCCGGACGGAAGCACAGCCCTGCTCCGCTTCTACGATGCCCGCATCATGGCCGACATGGCGTCGCTGATGGAATCCACGCAGCGCATGCGGTTCTTCGTCTCGACATTCGACTGGCTCGTCGAAGTGAATGGAAAACTGAAGGGAGTGCACCCGCATGCTTGAACTGACAAGCGAACAGGTCGCTGGCCTTGCCGAGATCGACGCGCGCGGGTACGTCGAGCGCGTCCGACAGGATCTCGTCAAAGCCGATCCGAAACTTGCCGATGACAGCACGCTGTCCGCGCGGCTCTGGAACGCATACGTTGCAGCTCGACAGCTTGGCATTCGCGTCGACGAAAACGTCGAAGCGTTTCTCCACGTCGAAGCATATGCACCGAGTTTCTATACGAAGCCGGCGACACGTACATGGCTCACCCGCCCTGGACGATCGCCAGACGAACGCTTTCACGACTATTTCCGCGTCATGAAATGGCGCATCGAACATCCGGAATACGACAGGAGATCACCCGATGGCGGGATTCGCGGTACCGATAATCGAAGCAGCAGCGGCGGAGCTTGGGCCGGTATTGGCGCGAGCTGGCGTCGCCTTGTTGGGCGGACTGGGGCTGGCGGGGACGGCGAGCCTGTCTAGCGATACGCCGAAGGACGAGAGCAAGGCCAAGACGGACGCCAAGGCCGTGCCGCGTACCGGAGAGAAATGCAAGAAGTGTCCGCCGGAAGAATCTGGACAGCCTTTACGAAGAAACCATCACATGTCGGCACATGCTCGCACGTACCAAGCCGCATCACCGGGCGGCCGTATAACGTCGACGAGGGGTGGAGCGAGGAATGGGTGTGGCTCGGAACTGATTTCGACGGATTCGTGCCCGCCGAGTGCTTGCTGCAAGAAGCAAAATCACTTTACGCCAAGTTTTTAGAGCGCAACAAATACGGCGAACTTCAGCCGCGTGAATGGTTCGACGGTCACGAAGACCTTCAGAATGCCTTGATCCGGCAAGCGAAAAAGGTGAACGCAAACCCTCCAGCTCGCCTGAAATGGTACTTTGAAGAAGCTGATACGCAGGAGTTCATGCTTCCCTACTTGACCACCTACCGAGTACAGTCGGTCGTGCAACCGTAATCCGAGACGAATATGGACTTCAGGCTTCAATTCAAGGACGCAACGCTCGATCCGATGAACTTCGAGCTGGCACTATCACGCATTCAAGTCGTGACGACCGAGCTGGCCCAGATCGACCCAAAGTTTAGCCGCTGGTACGCACGCGGGAAAAGCCGCGACGAGGCGTTGCTCTACCCCGCGTTCGAAGACGGGGCACCATCAACCGCAATCCAAGCCGTACTGAAGCATAAGTTCGCAGCAGATCCAACGACAACATATGTGGCGTTATGGGACGGCAACGAAGGCGACGCGCGCGGCGCGACCCTCGCATGCCATCTCAATGAGGCAGGCACTTATAATTCGTTTGAGCTATCGATGTCGGACTCGGCAGTCCTCGACAATCTCGATGTGGTGCTCAGAATCGTTCGCTCCATCGTTACGGCGTTCGACCCGGCCTACGTCACGGTCTCCCCGCGAAGCTACGTGGCAAAGCAAGTTTTCGACGACAAACCCGGCGTCGGCTGGATGCTTTACCTGCCAACTGTCATAACACAGCAGCAGGTTCCTGAGGCCCGCGAGATTGTTCCAGTCCCGGAGGCCGGCAAGGCCCAGACTGGCACAATCATCGTCAGCACAATCGATGCTCCGTTCTCGATGCAGAATCCCGAGCACATCGAGACGGCAAATCGCATCGAGGTCCGGCTCGTCGACCAAGATCTCCTGCCAGCATTCGCCGACTTGTAAGCGCGATGCCGGCGCAATAGTCCGCGCCGGCATCATCGGTTAGAACAGCCCCACAGGCTGCGCAGCGTCATCCCAACTGAAGATGATCAGCTCGTTTCGTTCGGCAGCCCTCCCTCCCCCGCCTACGGTGTACTGGATCGGCACGGTCTCGATGTGAAACCCGTCGAACACACGCCGAATATCGGGATGGTCGTTGAGGCTCACGATCGCGCGCCCCTTGATCGACCGCAGACGCTGCGCCATCTTCTCGTACTCCGAGAACGGAAACGCCACGCCGTACCCTTCCGTCTCGTAATACGGCGGATCCAAATAGAACAGCGTGTGCGGCCGATCATAGCGATCGATGCACGCAGCCCAATCCAGACGCTCGATGAACGAGTTTGCGAGCCGCAGGTGGGCCGCTGACAGATCCTCCTCAATGCGCAGCAGGTTCAGACCGGGCGGCGTTGTCGTCGCCGTGCCGAACGACTGCCCCTCCAGCTTCGCCCCAAAGCAACTTTTCTGAAGGTAGTAGAACCGTGCCGCACGCTGGATATCGGTGAGCGTTTCCGGGATCGTGTGCTTGAGCCATTCGAACACCTGCCGGCTCGTCAGCGCCCACTTGAATTGCCGCACGAACTCCTCCAGGTGGTGCTGCACGACGCGGTATAGGTTGATCAGCTCGCCGTTCACGTCGTTGACGACTTCGACCTTTGCCGGCGGACGCATGAAATACAGCGCGGCCCCGCCCGCGAACACCTCGACATAGCAGTCGTGCGCAGGAAAACGCGGGATGATGTGATCTGCCAGACGGCGCTTGCCGCCGATCCAAGGAATGATGGGATTTGCCATTGTGAAAGCCGTTTTTAAACTTGGTGTAGAATCCGGCCCGCCTACGTAGGTAAGCAGGGCCTTGGCTGATTCACTGGCGTAGACAGTGGAAAGGCGACCGGGTCAATGCGCGAACATTTCCCCGGTCGCCCTGTTTCTTTCGAGACCACCCGGCCTCGATCGCCGCTCTATCGCGGCGGATTGGTTTGTGTGTCGGCGGTCAACGCGTCGTAACTACGCTCGCACTGCTGGCCGGCGATACCTCGCTCGTCAGCGATCCTCGCCAGCTCTCCCGCGCGCTCGTCAGCCCGGCCGAACACGTCGGCAAGCAGATCGAGGGCGTCGCCGGCTGTCGTGCTTCCGGCCGAAGCGCCGGCACGCCGGACGTCGGCAACGAGCGCGGCGACTTGCCGGCGCAACCCATCAGCAGCTCCATCAGCAGCAGCGGCATCAGCCACCGCTTGATCACGTTCTTTCGCAGCATCGGTTGCGATCTCCTGTTGTGCCCCCAATCGGCGGCGAAACTCGTTACGCTCGTTCACAAGGTCGTCGATCTGCCTCGCCTGATCCGCAACCTTCGCGGACTGGTCAGCGTCACGATGCCCCTTGAAATATCCGCAGGCCGAGCCGGCAATGACGCCGGCAACGACGAGCAGCCAGATACGCGGATCGATCCAGGTCATGCGATCACCTCCCCGCCGGCCGCGCGATACGCGGTCAGCAAATGCTCGATGTCGTTCTCATGCTGACCGTACCCGGCCCCCGGCAGACTGGCCCACACCTTCGACACCTTCGCGACGGCTTCTCGAAACCGCCCGACATCGATCAACGGTAACGCTCCATGCTCGCGAAGCTGCTGCAGCGCGTACCGATCCTGCGACACCGGCGCGAAGTCCGGCAGCTTCATTTGCGCCTGATAGATCCGCCACCAGCGCGTGAGGATCTGGTAACGGCCGGCCGCCGTCGACGGAACGCGGATCTGCCGGTTGAGGACGTTCGGATGCGTCGCGTAGCTCGAAAACAGCAGAGGCCGCGATGCAGTCGACCCGACCAGCACGTTGTACCCGTCGTCCGACTTCGCGAGCAGCGCCGAGCTGATCTCGCTTACCGCGATTGCATCGAGAAACGCCACGCGGTTCTTTCCGCCTGCGGCGGCAACACTGATTCGCGCCATCGTCACTTCCCCCCAAACACACGCTTTGCATTTCGACGCAGCAGCACCTCGAGGTACTGCGACCCCACAATGCCGAGCGCGCTCCCCAGACCGAGCAGCGCAATCGGCGGCAGATCCGGGATCTGCAGCAGCGCAATGCCGGCCACCATCGACGTCGCCGATCCGAGCATGGCCCGGCCTGCAACGAGCCGAAAAGTCAGTTGCTCCCCGCCTACCAACACCTTCGCGATGCCGATCAATCCGCCCATGATGATCAGCTCCAGAATCGTCTTTTCGTGGTCTTGCATCGGTTCCCCTTCCCGATAAAAAGAAAGGCCGCCACGGTTGCCCGTGAGCGGCCTGTAAATAGGATGCGCGACGCGTTACTGCGGCGCCGGCACCACCAGAGTGATTTTCTTGCCCGACTTCTTCTTGTGCCCGACCTTCGCCTTCCCCTTGTTCCCTCCGTTCAATGAGACGACCGTGATCCACCCGCGCGACGCGAACGTGTGTTCGACCGACTCGATCAGAAACTCGCCGTCCACACCGGTCTTGAACCCCTTCAGCGCGACCGTCTTTTCCGCCGACAGATCTGCTCGGCCGCGCATCGTCAGCCGACTCGTCGACGTATGGCGGTTGAGCGTCGCCAGTCGCGACGTCGCACCGGCCTTCGCGGCTTCCGGACTGGCGAACGCATGCCGTTCGGTATGCACCGCGGACGCACCTGGCGGGGCATCCGGATTCGGGATCGTCAGATCGATCTTCTTCCCCGTCTTGCGGTCGTGCACCTTCGTGCGAACGGCCGCAAAGCTCGCGCGATCCGGGAAGTTGATGTCGTAGTCGAGCAGATCGCCGGGCGTGAGCGTTACGATCGGCAGCGGCTTGCCGCTCGCGCTCTTACCAGCGCCGCGAGGCAGCACGATCAGCTTGCCGGCCTTGACCGTCGCCGTCGCGCCGTAGAGGCGAGCAACGCGCGTGATGAAGTGCAGATCGCTTTCGCCAAACTGGTCGATACGCGGCACGACGACGTCGACGTCACACGCGGCCGACCACTTGTTGCGACGCGCAACGTCGCCAACGATGTCGGCCAGCTTCGCATTCGACCAGCTCCCATTTCGCTGCGTTTTCGACGTCGCGCGCATGTTCGCCGGCTTGCCCTTGATCACAACGCTGGCCGGCGGCCCACGCACACCGACCTCGTCGACGGCATACTCGCCGAGCATCGACAGCCCCTGCCCCTCCCATCCGATCGACACCTTCAACGTCGCGCCCTTCGGAGGAAACTCGATGCGGCCGTCGCGATCGTCGAGCGTGATCGTGCATTCATCTGCGTCTAGACCGGGTTTGTCGATCGCCCGAATCTCGAGCACGCGATCCTGAATGACCTTGGTCACGTCCGAGCCGTTCGCGACGACCTGAAAGATCGCTTCCATCGCACCTCCCTACGTCCATAGCTGGACTGACTCGACGCGCGGCGCGTCGAGATCCGGCATCAGGATCTCGACGCCGGACGGGAAAGGCTGCGGTCGATTCGCCAGCCCCGGATTCGCGTCATAGACGGCCTCGACGGTGCCCTGCAGCGTTCCATAGAAGCGATAGCAAAGCGTGTCGAGCACGTCACCGTCAGACGTTCTTAAAGTCTTCGCCATAGCGGCCGAACTCCACCGAGAATGTTTGTTTGCGCGGCATGCCATCGGCGAGCAGCGCGTCCTGCTCCTCCTCGATCGCCTGCAACAGCCAGCGGCCGAGCACTTCGCCGTCGCCGGTCGTGAGCTGCACGGGCTTCATCCGGCCGCCGATCGCTCGCAAGCGGGTGATCTGCTTCGTGCCGGCCCCGAGCGCCGGGAATACGACACCCGACAGCGTGATCGTCTCGCCCCCTTCGCTGACAGGCTGCAGCGCCTCCTGACGATTCAGCCGCTCCTGAGACGCCACGCGATACCGCGTCGCCCGCCGCAGCTTGTCGTGAGCGGCCGTCGACAGGTTGAAGTGGAACGCGTCGCCGGCATCGGTCGTCATCGTCATCAGGTGCGGCGTGCTCGACGAGGCACCGTCGACCAGACCCGACAACATCGAGCCGACGCCCGTCGACTTGATCACGTCGAGCACCGCCGAGTCCTTCAGGCCGACAGCCGCATTGAATTGATTCCACGCCCCACCAAGCGCCGACTTCACGCTGTCGGCGGCAGCCCGCACAAGGGGAAAATTCGATCCGTCGACAGCCTTCAAAATCGAGCCGATCGACGCCTGCGTCGCGTTGAAGCTGCGCACGACAGCGCCGACCTGTGGAAACAGATCGGACGCGACGGACAGCGCGCTCGTCGCGCCTGTCAGCAGCTCGGCTGCGCTGCTCAGATTGCCGGTTGCGAGACGCTGCAGCATGTCGACCGTCGCCATGCTGGCCGCACGGTTCCGATCGAATATGCGAACCATCTGCCGCACGCGCTCTGTCGCGATCCCCGCCTGCGTTGCCGCCCCCGTGATCTGTCGAATCACGTCCATAGCACCTCCCTTACATATGCGGCGCGTCGAACATTGCCGTTCGACTGTTCGTCTTGCGCTGCTGCTCCTCCATCATCCGCGTCAACTGCGGACTGACCTGCGCGAGAAACTTGTTAGCCATGTCGGTATCGCTCGCTTCGATCTTCACGTTGAAGACTGGCGCAAACGTGTTCTTTTGATCGATACGCGGCCCGAAGCGGGCATCTGCCGCCGGAGTCTCTGCAGCCTTCGCCGCCTTGGCAGCCGCTTCGGCGTTCGCGGGCGTCTCATCGGGCTTCTGGCCCAGAAACTTGCTCGCGATGGCGCTCAGTGCCTTGTCGCCCACAAACGTCCCGAGTGCCCCGCCAAGCACGCCGACGACGGCCGATCCGATCGGCCCGCCGAGCGCTCCGATCGTCGCCCCGACCTTCGCGCCGATCACGCCACCCGCGAGACTGCCGGCGATGCCGGCGAACCGGGTGGCCTTCCGCTCATTCGTATCGGTGCTCGACGCGACGGCGTACGCTTCGCGAGCCGCAAGGCCAAACTTCAGCACGGTCCCCGCCACGGCCAGCTTCCCTGCCCACGGCGCAACCCGACCGAATAAAGCACGTCCCGCGTTGAAGATCCTCCCGATTCGCCCCGCCCGAGCTGCCGCACGACGCGCAGCTCGACGCGCGGCTCGCCCACCCCCCCCCCAGGTCGCCAAGCCCACCACCATCGAAGCCACCGCCGGGCATGTTCACGACGAACACGCGCTGCACGCCACCAGCGGCACCGGCAGCACCGGCCGCCCCGCCAAGCGCATCCAACGCACGCCCGACCGCCCCACCCGCAGCCCCCGTCCTCCCTGCGGCCCCTCGACCACCACCACGCGCCAGCAGCGTGCCGCGCGCGATATCGAACAAGCCACGCCCGATGCCCCAAAGTGCCTTTGCTCCGCGCACCGCGAGAACCGTGCCGGCAATGCCGACGACAGCAGCTGTCGCCTTCGGAGCGCTATCCGCTGCGGACCGAATACCGCTCCCGGCCCCCTTCGCAGCATCGCCAACGCGATCCGTGATCGGACGCAGCGCGTCGCCGATGCTGCGCATCGCGTCGTCCCATTGCTGCCCGACCTCGCTCCAGACCTGTTTGGACGTCTCGCGCCGCGCCTCCAGATCCTTCTGGATTTCACCGCTCGCCTGCTGCGCGTTTCGCTTCAGGCTCGAATACAGCTCGGCGTTCTGCATGTAGGCCGTCAGCGCCGCCTTGACCTGCATGTCATTGAACAGATCGCCCGTCTTCATTGTCTCGGCGAACGCGGCCATCTGCGTCTGACGCTTGGCCGGGTCCATCTCCGAATTGAACTGCTTCGCCGCTGTCGCGAGCTGCTTCGCCTTGGCCGGGTCGACCCGCTCGATGTACGCGCGGGCGAGCACGAATGACGCCTCCAGCGTCGACCACCCCTTGCCGATCGCCTCGCGCATCTTGGCCTGATAGTCGACGCCGGCCTTCGCATAGTTGCGCTCGGTCTCTCCGGAACCGATCTTCGAGAACCAGTTTTTCAGGTTGTTCGCCGCTTCGTCGGAGCTGCCGGCCGTCTTCATCTGCACCTGCAGCATGGCCCCGAGCTGCGTCACCGAGTCCTGCCCCGTAATGCCGATCTTCTTCATCTCCGCGAGCAGCACCGGGAACCACCGCGCCATGTCGACGGACTCGAACGACCCTTCCTTGCCCAGATACGCGATCGCTTCGAGCGCCTTCGACATCTGGCGCGGGTCGACGATCTCCGCGTTTTGCTGCAGCGCTTGGATCATCTTCGCGGTCTCGACCGTCGTCGCCCCTTGGCCGATCGAGAATTTCGCGACCAGCGGCGCGAAGTTGAGCGCCTTCCCGAGATCCATACCGCCCGCGACCATCTGGTTGACGGCATCAGCCAGCTCGTTGCGGCCGATGCCGTTCGCCCCGGCGTCGCGTCGAATACGCGCGCCCATCGCCGCCTCTTCCTGCGTGCGCGCGATGCCGGCCTTGATCGCGATGTCGCGGATGATCGCCTGATAGTTCGCAGCGATCGTCGCTGGCACCGCGACCGCCGCCGTCAGCTTCATCGCGTCACCGATCACGCCACGCCCGGCTTCTTGCCCGGCAGCCAGCCGCTCGTGTCCGGATGCCTTCAAATCCAGCCCCCGAGCCGTCCGGCCGAGCCGCGCATACGCGCGATCGAGCCGGTCGACCTCGATGCCGGCGTCACGCAGCGCTTTCAGATTGGCCTCCAGCTTGCGACGGATACCATCTGCCGCGCTGTCGCCCGCCAAGTGCAGCCGGCGGAACTCGTCCTGCAGGCGCATCGTCTCGCCGATCTGGCGCTGCCAGAGCCGCGAGTCGCTCGCCCGCTTCTTCATCGCATCGATCTTCGACGACGTATCGGTGATCGCCTTCCCGAACGTCGCCGACACGGCACCGCCGATCACGATGCCAAGCGCTAAGTCTTTCGCCATCTCGGCTCCCTCAATCCGTCAACCACCAGAGCATGTCGTCGACCGTCATCTCGTCGATCGACGTCGGCGACATGCCGTATTCACGCACCAGCCGATTCGCCAGCGCCTTCAGCGTTTTTCGGTCCAGTTTTGCGTACGGGTCGAAAGGAGTAGTAGGCGTCCTGCACGCGCTCGTAATCGGCCATATCCATCGCATCGAGATCGCTCGGCGCAACTTCGGCGAGCGATGCGAACAGGATCAGCTCCTGCTCCTCCGTATCGTTCGGCGCGAGCTTCTGCGCACCGCGCATGTCGCGCACCTTCGGGCGGCGCATCGTGAAGGTGTCGCACTGGACGCCGTTGAGATTGATCGGATAGTCGAGCTTGATCGTGACCTTTTCCATTGCGAATCCTGAAATGAAAAATGGCGAGCCGTCGGCTCGCCATTGATTGAATAAAGTAACTTTGCTGCGTGTCCGTCGAATGACGGTTACATGCCGAGTCCCTTACGGACTTCGGCGAGCTGATCAACGCCGTTGATCACGCGCTTGCACGCGAAGACGTCGATCTCATGCACGATCGCGCCGTCGATCTCCAGCTTGTAGTAATCGCACGACACGCTAAATTTTGCTTCGACCTTGTCGCCCGGCTTCCAGTCGCCCGGATCGACTTCGTACAGCATGCCACGCAGGTAGACAGCAACTTTCTTCGTCTTGCCACGGCGGTCCATGAAGACCGAGCGAAATACGCCATTGAACGCGCCCTGATCGACCAGCCCGAAGAACCGCAGCACCTCATACTCCATCGTCGCCATAGCAAACGACGCGTCGAGCGCTTCCATACCCTGATCGACCTTGACCGTCGCGTCCATCCCGCCCGCGCGGTAGTCGTCAGTCTTGATTTTCAGCTTCGGGGGCGTCATGCTCGTCGCGCGCCCCGCGTAGCTACGTCCGTCGACGAACGTGTTGCAGTTGTACAGAGTTTCCGGAATCATCGCCCCTCCCTTAGATCTGGTTATCCAACACTTCGGTCAGCCACTGGTTCGTGACTTCGAAGCGGAAAATCGGGTTCTCGGCCGGCGGGACATCCGTGAAGCGAATGTTCCAGTACACCTTGCCGTCTTCGAGCTGGCTCGCCGTGTTCAGCTCCGGGTCCGGGTAGACCTCGAAGTTGATCACTGCACCCTGTCGCTTCAGGTCGCGCATGAAATCCCGCAGCCCCTCGGTCACGTCGCTAACGTACGTCGTCGTGATGCCGCGATCGACCGCCCACTTGTGGCCGGCCTGCACCGCGTCCATCACGATGTCGAGCGTGCGCACGCGCGTGACGAACTTCCATTTCGGATCGGCCGACAGCGTGCGGTTCCCCCACAGGCGGAACCCGCCGTCACGAATGATCGTCGTGATGTTCGCGTTGTTCAGCAGGTTCGCGCGACACGTCTCGTCACCGTCGAGGTATTCGATCGGCCGGCCCGTGCCCGTGATCTCGACGATCTCCTTGTTCGACGGCGACGCCCAGAAGCCGATCTTCGCGTCGGTCTGACAGAACAGCCCTGCGGCATACGTCGACGCCGGCAGCGAGATCTCGCCGTTCGTCGCGTTGTCCCATGCCTTCGCGCCGGGGTCGACCATGTAGAGGCGCTTGCTGCCGAAATTCTTCGCGTACGCGATCGCTGCCTCGTCGTCTGCGTTCGGGCCATCGATCACTGCAACCGCACGCAGTTTGCCGGCGAGCGAATCCGCCGCCGTTGCGACGGGTTGCTTCGACGTGTGGCCGGGCGCGATCAGAAGGCGCGGCTGCGCATTGAAGCGAGACTTCGCATCGAGCAGCGCCTGCATGCCGGTGCGTGCGCCGCCGGCCGAGACGCCGCCGATGATCGCCGACGTGAGCTGCGCCGCATCGGCGCTGCCGGCACACCGACCGCGATGACGACCGCGCTGCTCTGCGCGTAGATCGCGCGGGCCGCTCGCGCGATCGGACTGCTTTCGCCGAACGCCTGCACCGCCTCGCGATAGCTCGTCAACTGCACCGGCACGTTCGGCTGCGCAAGCTCGGGACCGGGCGTGTAAGTGTCGGTCATGCCAACGACCGACGACGACGGCACCGCGATCGTGCGCGGGCCACTGTCGACGATGGTCGTCGTGATGCCGTGAAAAAAGGAAGTCGCTGCCATGCGGATCTCCGGAAATAAAAAAAAGCCGCTCATCGGAGCGGCTGGAATTGAAACGACGCGGGCTGCGTCGGCAAAGTTACTTTTCGACAGGCTTGTCCGAGTCAGGCGGCGGCTCCGCTTCGACGACACGATCCGGCGTCGCGGCCTCGGCCGCAGCGCGATCCGCTTCCGCCTGCTTCGCCGCAGCCTCGCGCTGCGCTGCCTCCTCAGCCTCACGCGCCGCTTTCTCGGCGCGTTCGGTCTCGACTTTCACGAGAATCGCCTGCGGGTCGGGTTCGGCCGGCCAGACGATGTCATTCGGAAACGCCGGAGAATCGACGACGCCGGACAGGGCCATCTGGTAGTCGGCCCACGCGTCGAACGTCGCGGCCTCGAGATCGGACAGTCGCCCCGTGATCCGGGCATCCGATTTGCCAAGGTTCTGCCGCCGGGCTTTCTCCAGCCGCGCGAAGAAGTCATTCATGGCAGCTTCGCGCGCCTTGTCTGCGACGATCTGCTCGTCGATAGTCCATGTGCCGTCTCGCCACACGTGCGCATCGGACGGGCGTGGCACTTCGGTCAGCCCCACGTCTTCCGGCGTCACGCCGGCGACAGTGATCTCAGCGGTAGCGCCCGACTCGGTGCGATAGAGGCGAATGCCACGATAGTCCGGCAACATCTGCCATTTTTCGTCACGCCAGAACGGCCAGGTGCACGGCGCACGCTCGGGCAGCGGTTCGAGCGTGCAGAAGGCGGGAATCAGATACCGGCCGGAATTCATCGGGTCGATATCCGCGAGAAAGCTCACGACGTATTGCCCGGTCAGGCTATCGAATTGATTGCAAAGCATCCTGTACCTCGTCAGTTAGAAAGCGCGGATCATGGCGAGAACCGCGACGTTGCGCATGCGCGCTTCTGCGCCACCATCGGCTGCAATGCTGATCGTGTGGGCGTGTGCACCACCGCCACCGATGCCGACGTTGTGGGCGTGGTTACCCGACCCGTCGGTATCGAAAACGTGCGCATGATTGCCGGCAGGTCTCGTATTCGGCTGCGCCGTGTTGTCGATGGAGAAAAGGCTCGAAGCACCGCCACGGTCAGTGTCACCACCATATTGCGGGACGATGTAATCCAGTTGGTGGGCGTGCTCGCCCGCGCCTGCGGTCGAGCCATGGTGGCCGTGCCAGCCCTGTGTGTCTGTCCAGGCGCCGTGCACATGATCTCCGACCGCACTTGCCGAAGCACCGTGCGCGTGCGAGCGGTTCTGGCTGTCCTGCCACGTCCCGACTCGCCGGCCGGGATCGGCACCGCGCCCCGCATCCGCACACCGAATACCCTCACCGCGAAACTCGGGGATACGGAACGTCGTTGCCCCATCTCCGTTCGAATATGATCCGAAGTTCCCGTTCGCCCAATCCTTGTCCTCGACCAGTGCGCCGCTACCTTGGGCATACGCCCACAACGCTGGATAGTCGGCACGATTCAGGACCGCACCGTTCAGGACAAGGCAGCCTGCGCGCGGCGCAGTTCGTGATTCGAAAATGATCTGCCCGATCGACGCCGATGCGATCGCGTCCACGACGAAAGCCGTCGACGCCGCATTGCTCGACCGGTCGCCGGCCGCAGGCGTCGGAACCTGCACTGAACGATCGAAGATCGTGCCTTTGTTGGCCGTGAACCGTACGTTGACCAATCCATTGCAGCTCACGCCGAACTCACCATCGGTGATGTGATACATGCCCGTGTCAGGTGCACCGTCCTTGTCGAACGTCAGCGACGGATTCTGAGGCGTGCCCTCCGACAGGTAAATCCGGGCCCCTGCAGCCAGCCAAAGCGCCCCCTTGAGGGTCCCGCCACTGTTCAGATCCAGTGGCGTCAGGTTGCCTGAATGCCATGCAGGCTTGCCGTTGATGCGGAACGATCCGTCTGCCGCGTAGTACTGGAACGACCCGGCGTTGCCTCCCCACCAACCTGCCGAATCGGCATTGCCGTAGAAGTAGCCGCTCGCCGCCCCCACCCGGATTCGCCCTTCGGCGGCCTGCGGTGCCACGGACAGATCCCCACCGACCTTCGTACCGAGACCAGTCCCGTCGATCGTGACGACACCCGTGTCCAGTGACCACGCAAACGGACGGTACGTGTTCCAGGTGCCCAGCGGATCGCCCTTCTTCGTCTGCAGCCAGTACGCGGATGTGCCGTCATGGCGCAGCAGCACCCCATAATCGCCATCCGTCGCACGGAGATGCCCACCATCGGGCCCTTCCATCCCGGTAATTTGAACGCCGTTCGCAAACGAAGCGCGGTAGGCAACCTGCAAACCATCCCGACCATTGTCAGCCGTCGTGCCGAGAAGCAATCGCCCCTCGGGCGTGAAGCGGCCACGTTCCTTACCGCCCGAGATCAGCGAAAGCCAACCGCCTGCGCCAAGCGTCAGGTTGTTGCCGAGCATGACAACGTAGGGCACGCCGTTCGCGCCGAGCTGAAGATGACCATCTGCCGGCGAGAACATGCCCGTATCGGGATCAGCGTCGAACGCATACCCGACGTTCTTCGGATTGTTTCCCGTGATCGCGCCGGGCTTCCCAAGCAACGCCCCCGACACCGCACCACCCGACTTATCCAGCTTATCGCTGCCGAGTCCCGCGACGACCTTGTCGGCCGCGTCCGCGCGATCCTTGAGGTAGCGCGTGCGATTCCCAAGTTGCTTTGTCGGCAGGTTGTCGACCCCATCGGGACCACCCTGTACGGGGTCCGACGTCTCGAACTGATAGACCCCGTCCTCCCACTTACTTTCTTCTTTCAGATTGGCCATGTACCGATCACCCCTCGCGTAAATTGACCATTGCGCGTCGCGACACCGTTGTGTCGGATCGCAACCTCAGAAAAGTCGAGCCATGCGAGCCGGCTGCGGGCCGGTGCGTAGCGCTCGATTGCCCGCTTCAGGTTCTCGCCCTGATCTCGCGTCACCGGCCGCCGCAGCGTCACGATGTACTCGGCCCACGCCGTCGAGCCGCCATGCAGATACCGACCGTTACGCTTGAACGACCCGTCCCGGCGTTTGATCTGCCGCCCCTCCTGAATGTCGATCTCGCCGAAGCCGAGCCGCCGCACGATCTCGCGGATCGCCCACGGCGTGCCCTTCTTCTGATAGATCGCTAGAGACGACTTGATCAGCGCGCGGCGAGCGTCTTCGGATTCGGCCAACTCCCACCCGTCGACCGCGAGCGACCAAGCAAGCCACGGCAGGAATGCGGCCGGGCAGCGGTCCGCATCCCAGAGCGTACGGATCACGTCCGGATCGACGCTCGGCCGCATCACCTGTGCGAGCGCCGCTTCGAGCGTCGTCTGGTTTGTTGGCAGCAGCGCTTCAGTCGTCATCGTTCACCTTCGGGTTCAGCACGATCGACGTGCACCGCGCGAACTGATCGATTGCGCACACAACGTCGGCTGCCGGCAGCTTCAGATCGACACGCACAACGCCCGATTCCTTCGGATGCAGCGCCCCGGTAACTGCCGATCGCGGCATGCCTACACGCAGGCCTTCGCCGGCAGCAATGGCGATGTCGAGATCCTTCCGACGCGCGGCGAGCACAACGCCCGGATCTGGCCCGCGACCGACGTATACGTCCGCGACGATCGAATAATTGACCGGTCGAGCGGCCACGACCAGCAGCGTGTCGTTGAGCGGCCGGCGATCTTCCGGCGAAAGCGCACGGCGCACCGTGTCGAGCAATGCAGCACTCGCGATCCCGTCGTTCGAATACGACTTCACCACCACGCGCACGACGCCCGGCTCAGGACGGTCGACGCGCACGTCGGCGACGTCCCCTGACGCATCCATTGCGAACGACCGATACGAGCCGAACGGCCCGGCCGTCGACGCGCGCTCGATACCCATCTGCGTGCGCAACCGCAAGCGATCATCGCGCTCGACTGTCGCGGGAACCGGCGGATGCGCCTCCGGATCACCGGGGTCCACGATCTCCCGCTGCAAATTCCAGAGCACCGCCAGGTGTTCAAGATCCCCGCCCGTCGAATACGCCAGCAGCACGGCACGACCTGCGTCATTGACGCGCGCTCGAAACCGAACGTCCTCGTACGCGGCCAGCTCCAGCACCTTGACGACCGGATCGGATTCGAGCGCAGCCGTCCAATCCGGATAGATGCGCTTGAAGTGCTCCAACTTGCGCTGGTACAGCTCCTCGAAGTCGAGCGTTTCGACGAGATCCGGCGGATCAAGCGCCGACAGATCAATCACTGTCATATCGTCACCTCGAATACAACATCGTCGCCTTCGTACTGCCCGGCGATTCGAAAAGTTACTTTGCCGTCCACAACCGACAGCGCGTTGACGCGATCCAGCGCAATGCGCGGCTCCCACCGTCCGATTGCGCGTGCGGCTTCGGCCTGTGCAGCAGAGATCCAACCGCGTGTCACGGGCAGATCGACCATCGCCGGGAGATCCGAGCCGTAATCGGGACGCTCGCGGCGAGTTCCCTTGCGCGTGCTGAGAATGTCCGCGATGCTCTGCACGAGATGATCGAGACCGCCGATCAGTCGGCCCGTACGGCGACACATACCGACCAGCGCAACCATCAGATCACCTTCGCGTCAACGCGCCTGAAGTCTGCGCGGTCGTCCATGTACCGGATGTGCGCCGGGTCCGTCACAGTCGCCTTGCCCGCCAACACCGCGACGTAAGAGCCATCCGGAAACACGATCACGCGACTGCGAAACTCGGTATCGATGTACGTCACGGGCGCTACCGCCCCGCCTTGCTGCGCGTCTTTCGCCATAACCACCCCCACAAACGAAAAACCCCGCACGGGGCGGGGTCCAAAGTTACTTTGCTGCGCTCACACTGGCGGGCCAACAAGCTCGCCGTCACCTTGCTCACGGTGACTGTGCTTCGTGAGCGACTTACCGCCGGCAACAACGTCTTCGGTATATTCGGCACTGCCCGCGATCTTCATCGCGATAACGCCGCCCTCGCCCGCCTTGCCCTGCATACCGCCGTTGAACGTGAGCATTTGCTCGGTCGTCGTGTTGCCTGTGAACGTCGAGTCCGGAATGTCCGCCAGCAGCTTCGCGCTGCGCAGCGTCGCACCGTCCGCCTTCAGCTCGAACTCCGTCCCGCCGATGCGAAACACGATCCGACCACCGGCCGGCACCGACAGCACATATTCATGGCTCGCATGGTTGTACTGCTCGAATGCGCCGTCCGGGAAGTCGGTCGCGGTCTCGTCTGGACTCGACCGACCGGACCCGCCGTGCTGCGCCGTGTAGTACCCCGGTGCGACGAACGCCCCCGCTAGATCTCCGGACGGTGCCCACAGCGCGACCTCTTCGTCGACGGACGGCGGACGCCACTGCCGGACCTTGCCGGCCGCACCCGCCTGCCATTTGATCCAGTCGCTCACCCAATCACCGACACGCACCTTCACGCGCGGCGGGTCGTACGTGATCGCCTCGACGACCGCGGACTGCGTCAGACACGCCATGCGGCGATCCATCTCGCCAAGCTCGAAGTCGCTCACACGTCACCCCGCTCCCTGATCCGCCGAATTCCAGTAACGGTCTTCGTGCCCCGGTCCGGTCTCCGGATCGACGCCCCACAACACCGCGCGCCCCTTCGTCGGCGGCTCGTACGCGTCGCCCAGGTCGAATTCGTGCACCCACTCGACGAGCCAAACGAGATACGTGTCCAGCTCGGGCCGGAACGGATCTTCACCGGCCGAGCCGACCTGTTTGCCGGGCGTCACGGGCAGCCCCCACGTTGCGCCGTGCACTTTCTGCAACACGCGGGCGGACAGCTCGCGCACCTGGACGTCAGCATCCTCGACCAACGGGTCGACGATCACGCGGGCCTGCATACGCGCGATCAGCGGCACACGCCCCGTTCCGTCATCGTGCCCCGGCTCCAGCTCCGACAGCTCGATCGCAACGAACGGCGTGTCGATCGCCTTGCCGATCTTCGGATACGCATGGATGCGTTCCAGATCCGGCAGCCGTTCGCGCAGGCCGGCCTCAATGCCGTCGTGCAGTTGTTTCAGGTTATCGAGCACGGTTCATCGCCTTTTGCAGTTCATAGTTGACCTCTTGCCGCAACACCGTCATCAGTCGCGCTTCGCACGCGCGGGCGGCCCGTCGAAACGCCGGGTCGCCCGTTTGCGACCACTCGACCGTCACGACCTCGAACGGCGTTCGCGCCTTCCCGGTCCGACGGAAGATCGGCCCGTCCGGCTGACGCGTCGTCTTGCGCCATGCGCCCTCGAACAGCGATTTACCGGCCCGGATGCCCTTCTTCGTGCGTCGGACCGCACCGAGTCGATGCGCCTCGATCGGGTTCAACCCGAGCCACACCTTCCCGGTATCGGCCGATCGCATGAAGAAGTACATCCGCTGCCGTAGCAGCTTTTGCTGGATGCCCGTCGCGTTGCCGACCTCCTTCGCGGTCTGGCTCCTGATCCATGCGCCGGTCTTCCGCAGCGTCCGACGCCATGCCGCCTGCATTGCTGCAGGCGGCAGGCCCGCGAGCGCTTCGAGCGCCCCCTTCACATCGATCTCGATCTTCAGCAGATCCACGCGTCACCTCAGAATCAGGATTGTCCAGCCCGTACCTGCCGGGCGGATCTCGAGGACACGGAAGCGCTCGCCACCCGCTTCGACGATGCTGCCTTCGCGTACGCGGGCCGCGTCGTCGTCCGTGATGTCGAGGATCGGCGCAACGAGCTGCGTGCGTTGCGTCCCGAGATCAGGGCCGAGCCACGGCGCCTTGAACATGCCTTGCAGCGGTTTGCCGTCGATCTTCACATCGTCCGACAGGTCTCGCTTCACGGCCGTGTCGACGTCGGCCATCAGATCCCGGAACGCCATGTCACGCCTTCAGCTTGATCAGCGCCTTCGGGCGCGTGCACAGGTGGATCGGGTTCGACTGCGCCTCGATCTCGACACCCTTGCCGAAGTCCATCAGCTCCTGTTTCGCGTAGTACGGAATGCCGGTCGTGTTGACCGACTCGACGTAGTCGGCCGGCGCGAAGCGCGAGATGAACAGGTCCGGAACACCTTCCGGAATCGCATGTGCCTCGTCGTCCGCCACATAGCCAACGTCACCGACGCGGCCACGATAGCGCTCGAACGTGCAACCGCCGAAGTCGAACGCTTCGCGCGCGTCGCCCCGCAATTGCGCCGCCATCACCGAAGCCAGATACGTCTCCTTGACCGACTTCGCGCTGATCAGCTTGTTCCAGAACACTCGACCGCAGAGCACGCGCACACCCGTGTACGTCGTCGCGCCAAGCGCATCTTCGATCGCGTCCTGCACCTCGATGCACTTCGTGCGAAGCTCCGTATCGGCCTTGCCCAGCTCGAACGGAATCACCGTCTGCTCGATGTCGAAGTACTTCCACAGGTCGATCAGCACCCGCTTGCCGTCCGCATCCAGCACCGCCCCCTTGATCGCACCGATGCGATGGAATTCATGCGTCGCATCGAGCTGGCGACGCATCTTCGCGAGCCGGCGATTCACGACGGTCTGCAGCGCCTCCAGCTCGGTCTCCGAACCGAACGCGCGCAGATTCTGGATCTCGTCCGCCTTGATCACTGCACGCTGCGGCAGGTGGACGGCGTTGATCGGAATCATGCTGCGCTTGCTGCCGCCCACCACGGCGGCCGGCGAACCGCGCTCGCCGGCCGCTACGAGTGCGAGCGTGTCGCCGTCGCGCTCGATCTGGATCGTCGTCGTGGTGATGCCGTCCTCTTCGAACAGCCCGAGCGTGCCGATACGGCCGGGCACATACGGCTGCTCGTTGATCGCGGCACTCAGGGACGACAGCGAGAACGCATCGTCTTGAAACAGGGCGATATCCGCCATACAACCTCCGACATGAAAATGGATACAAAAAAGGCCACGCGGTCGGCGTGGCCTTGAATGGGGTACGTTGTGATCAGCGGACGATCACGTGTCGCTCGGCGAGATCGCCACGACCGGCCGCGTCGAGGCCCGTCAGAAGCCCGCCAACGACTTCGGCGAGCCGGACGACACCCGTCGCCGGTCGTGGCGCTTCGGACGCCGCCAGCGGCGCATAGAGGATCGCTGCGGCGACTTCCGAACCGTCGTTTGCTGCGTTGTCGTACGGCGCATATTCGCCGGTACTCGTCACCCCGAGCACCTGGCCAGACGACAGCGCCGCACCCGCCTTCACGACGATCCGCTCGCGCGAAATCTGCCCGTTACCCTCCGACACGAGAAATTCGGCCGGGAGATTTGCCTGTACCTTCCAGTTCGACATGTGTTTCCCCTCCTCGGGTTACGTCAAAGTTACTTGCCGCTCTTGCGAGCCGCGTAGATGGACGCCGCACGCGGCGCATTCGCGACCACGGGCGCGTCTTGCGACGCAACCGGGGCAGCACGATGGTTGATCGGCTTCTGCGAGGCCGTCACACGCTCGAACAACCGCGCGCGCACCTGATCGGCCGTCAGCCCGTCTGCAACGAAGCCGGCCGTCAGCTCGGTCAGGCTCGCGGCCAGACAGATACCTGCGATGTCCTGTGCGCTGCGGATCGCCGCGTCGACAGTCGCGCGATCGCGCAGGCCGGTCGCCAGCACGATGCCTTCGGCGCAGTGCTCGATCCGCGCATCACGACATGCTGCGTACACGTGCGACGCCAATGCGGTCACGTCCGGCGTTGCCGGCGGCTGCGGCGCAGGATCAGCCGGCGGATTCGGCTTCGGATCGGACGGCGGCACCTCGCCGTCGTCCTCCAGCACCGCGCGGATCTCGGCCGGCACGGCCGAGAAGCGAGCGGCGAGTCGCGCCGCGCCCGCGTACGCCGCGATGCGGATCGGGTCGACAACTGCATCGCAGAAGCCTTGCTCCTTCGCCTGCGCCGCCGTGAGCCAGGTCTCCGCGTCCATGATCACGCGAACCTCCTCTTCGGTCCGGCCGCTGCGCTCAACGTAGGCCGCCAACATGCTGTCGGACGTGCTATCGAGTAGGTCAGCGAGCTTGCGCAGATCCCCGGCCTCGCCGGCCGCGACCGTATGCGGGTTGTGAATCATCAGCCTCGCGTTCGACGGCATCTCGATCGTGTCGCATGCCATCAGAATCAACGATGCGGCCGACGCGGCGACGCCGTCGACGCGCCCCGTCACCTTGCCAGCATGTCGACGCAGGGCGTTGTAGATCGTGAACGCGTCGAACACGTCCCCACCCATCGAGTTGATCGCAACGACGATCGACGCTGCCGTCACCGCTACCTCGTCGAGCTTCGCGACAAACAGATCGGCATCGGTGCCCCAGAATCCGATGTCGCCGTAGAGCCGAATCTCGACCTCCTGCTCGCCACCCGCGTTCGCTTGCGCGCGGATGTCCCACCAGCGCTTCTTCCCTTTCATTCGCCATCCCCATTAGAAAGATCGCTCGCCCCGTTGACCGGATCGAGCGTGTCATATCGAATCCCGAGCCGGCGCTCGCGAGCGAGATCGTCCGCGTTCTCCCGGTCGACCTGCTCCGGATCATCACCACGCGAGAGCACCGCACCTGTCCGGCTCGCCAGCCCGGAGCGAATCTCCATCCGCTTCGCCGTGACGTCCTGCACCGGATGGATATACGGCCAGCCCTGCGGCACCCACCGCACCCGCAAATAGTCGCGACGGCGTCGGTAGTAGTCCGGCATCGGCATCGCACCCGACAACGCACACGCATCGACCCACCAGCGCCAGACCTTCCGGCAAAACTGATGAATGAACACGTTCCACTGGATCTGCTCGATCGACCGCCGGAACTCGTTCAAGATCACCCGCAGCACGCGATCGCTCACATCGCGCAGATCGCCGGTCATGACCTCGTACGGCATGCCCACCGACGCCGCAGCGGCCATCAGTTGCTGACGCATGAACGGACCGTAGTCCGTCCCCGCTCCCGGCGGCTCTGCAAACGTGACGCTTTCACCCGGAGCCAGCTCCTGCATGCTTCCCGGTTCGAGCGATACGACTGGCGAAAAGCCGTCGACGTCGTACTCCATCGCAGCGCCTGTAACTGGATCGCCCATCAGGCCCGGCTCGGCAGGCGGCTTCGTGATGAAGCCGGCAAAGAGGTTGCTGACCTCCTGCCGGAACAGCACTGCGTCGTCGAAGTTGTCCAGCGACTTGAGCCGCAACAGCACGGTCGACAGCTCGGGGACGCCGCGCACCTGGCCGGGCCGAAGCGCGAGGAAAACGTGCGCGATCTCGTCGGCCGGCACGCGCACGGTCTGCATGCTGGTCGTCGATGCGCGTCCGTACTCGCCGGGATGACGCTGCAACAGGTGATACGCGACACGTCGGCCGTCCGCATTGAACTCGACGCCGTTGATGATCTCGCCACCGCCCGGCACGATCTCGTTCTTCTCCATCGGCAGCAGATCCCCTTCGAGAAGCCGGATCTGCATCGGGACCGCCAAGCCCTCGCTCGGGCTGCGCAACTGGCGACGCACCAGCACCTCGCCGTCGCCGAAGAACGCACGTGCAGCGAGCGTCTGCACGCCCCCCATGTCGAACAGATCGTCCGCGTCGATCTCCTCGCAGCTATCCTCCCAAAGTTGCTTTTGCATCTTGCGCACCGCGTCGGTCGGATGCTGCGGGTGCGCTTGGATACCGTTCCCGATCGTGTTCGATACGAGTCGAGCGATCGCCGTCTTCGCCCACGGATCGTTGCGGATCGCGTCGCGAGCGCGCGACCGCAACAGCGGCAGGTTTTGCACCGCCGCCGCATTCGGTCCCGCGCCCGACGCCCGCCACGACTTCGCCCGTGCGCCCGACGTGCTCGCCGACTCGTAGGCCGCCGCCTTCAGCCGCGTCGGCACCACGAACCCGCGCCGTGCGAGTGACGGATAGCCCGACTTCATCGCACCCCCTTGCCTGCGTGACGAATCCGGACGATCGACGAACGTCCGGCCGCACCGTTCAGGTCCCGAATGATCTCGGTGCGGGCTTCGCGCAGCTCGCCGATTGAGCGATATTTAACTCGCCGGTCGGCATACTGGACTTCCAGCTCGCCCTTCGCGATTGCCGACTGGATGCGCTCCAGATCCTGCCTTGTGTATCCCATGCGATTCCCTCGTTTAGCGGCGCTTCAGGTACGTCGACCGACCAACACGACGGCCCTGAATGCGCGAAACCCCGCTCGGCGGCGGGGTTTCGGCGGGTTTTACTGTAGGCGGCGACGGCCGCGGCGTCACGATAATCTCGGGCGCGTCCGGCGGATCGGGCGGCACCTCGGCAGGCAGCGCCGAGGGTAACGCCTCCAGCACCGGAACCGCATCGAATAGCGAGACCTGCGACGCACGATGCTGCTCGACCTGCCAGTGCGCCTCGGTCATCAGGTGTACCTTCACGCTGCGGGCCGCGTGCAACGCGTACCCTTCGCAGTCCAGCGCCTCGTTTCTCGGGCTGATTTTCTTCCACACGCGCTTACCGCCACGTGGACCCGGCACCTTTACCTCTGCGGTGAGCTGCGACAGGTAGTCGCTGCGGACCCCGCTGTACCAGTGCATGCGACCCGGCCCGTCGCCTTCGAGCTTCAGCCGGTTTTCGAGGATCAGATCCTTCGCCCGGCTCACGCCGACCATGTATGGGCGCAGCCCATATTTCGCCGCCTTGCTGTTATTGCGCGTCGAGTCGATCGACGCCTTCGGAACGCTGAAGATCTCCGCGTCGACGTTGCTACTGCCCTTGACGGCCATCACGTTGTAACCGGCCTGCTGCGCCGCGCGCACGTACTTGTATACCGCGTCCGACGTCGAGCCGTCCGACGAGTCGATCGACGTTGCACGTACGCGCAGCATCCAGCCGTTCTCATGCCGGTACGCGTGCGACAGCAGCATCGTCAACGCGCCCCATACACCGCCCGTCATCGGGTCTTGCTGCTGCTCCGTCACGTTGCCGTAGATCTCGCCCCACAAAACGAGCCAGCTTTCCTCTCCGCGCCCCCACGCACGCAAGACGATCGCGAGGCGGTCGTGCTGCACGTCGACGCCAAGCGTCAACAACAGACCGCCGACCGGCACCGTCAGCTCCGCGTACGGCAGCGCACGTTGCGCGAGCACGTCCAGCTCGGGCAAATCGGTCTTGTACTTGTACGCCCGGCCCTGCGAGTTGTTCACGAACGAACGCATCTTCGTATCGTCGCCCTCGCGCAGCGCCTTGTCGGCCGTCAGCCACTTCTTGACCAGCTCGGCCATGTTCGAGCCGGGGAACGGCGACACCAGCTCGTTGATGCGGAAGCCGGCGACGCCATGAAACGGTGCCGTCGCAACCCATCGCCCGCGACGCACAGCGCGAATACGCGTTGCGTCATCCCACAACGAGCCGCAATGCGGGCAGGTGTAACGGGCCGACTCCGGTTGTGCGCGGCCGTAGACCTCATGCGCGACGTCGGCGCCTTCGCTCCAGGTGACGTTTTCCCACGCCAGCTCATGCTCCTCGTCACAATCAGGGCACGGCACCAGATACACGCGCTGATCTGACGCTGCATAGCCCTGCTGAATACGCGACAGGCCGTCGACGGTCGGCGTGCCGCCCAAGATCATCTTGCGTCGCCGGTCCGAATAGCTCTTGTTGCGCTCCTCCAGCAGCGTGATCGAATCGCCTTGCTCGCGCACGTTCGTGTTCGCGTCGTCCGGCTCCTCGACGGCGACGACCGGGGCCGGCGTCGACTTCACATCGTCCGGCGCATTCGACGTGATGAACTTCAGGAAGCCGCGCGCGAACGTCTTGTGATCCCACAAATTGTTTTTGTCGCGGGCCGCGTGAACCGGCAGCTTCGCCGACAGGCGAGGCGTCACCTCGACCATCGGTTCGAACTTCTCCAGATTGAACTTCTTCGCCGTCTTCTCTTTCGGGAACATGATGATCATCGGACACGGGTCGACGTCGATCCGTTTGCCGATGTAGTTCAACAGCACGCCGTCCGTCCACGCAACCTGCGCCGACTTCATGCACACGACCTTCTGCACGGTCGGATCGTCCAGCGCTTCGTGCATGCCGAACACCCACGGCGTGATGTTCGGGTTGTACCGGCCGGGGCTGGCCGATCCCTTCGCGCTTAACCTACGTCGTTTGCGCGCCCACTCCGTCGTCCCAATCTTCTCCGGCGGGCGCAGCATCGTCGCGATCCGGCGAATCACCGCGTGGACTGTCTGGGTCGTATTCAGAAAGCTGCTCAAGGCATCCATATATGTGCTCGTTCAACCATTCGACGTCTACCTCAACGCCGTATAGCGTGTGCAGCTCCAGCACCAGCTTGTCGGACAGCGACAGCAGCTCGGTTTGAAATGCGCCGACCATCAGGCCGTACGCCTGTTCGAGCTGCGCCGCATTGACGAGCTGCCCCTTCTTCTCGGCCAGCGTCAGCAGCTTGATCTCACGATCGACGCGCTCCGTCATCGCGCGCTCCGCGACGAGATCGATCCCGGTCTCGCTGGAGCGGCCAGCCGCAACCTCACGCAAGTGCCGAATGTAGGCGATGCGGATCTCGTCGATTGACACCGCGCGGTAATCGAGCCGGACCTTGTCGACGAACCGCGAAACGGCCGACTGATCAAGGTCGAGATGGTCGGCGATCTGCTGCTGAGTCGGCATGAATATGACCCCCTATGGAAACTCGCCAGTAGAGAAAAAACGCGGGTGCGAGCCCCCGCGTACCGGGCCCCCCTCAGGGTCCCCATTCTTTCGGCACGCGACACGTTAGCGTCTGATACGATTGATCGCTCATCCACTTAGAAGGAGACCAGTATGACCACAAGCTTCGCGCGCTCGGACGCTTCAAGCCATGCAGTAGCACTCGTGAAAGCGGCTCTCGAAAGCGGTGCAATCAAGCTGAATGGACCGATGGGGTTGGACGGTCCTGCGCATTACGCCGCGCAAGATGCTCAGTACCTCGCCACTCTGATCAATGACCTGGCAGAGAAAATCAAATCGCCGAACTTCAACTAAGCCGAGCAATCGGGAGCCCTGCGTGCAGCGTCCCGCAGGGCTTCGTCACGTCGAACCGTAAAATCTCCACGCAGCCGTATCCGCTGCTTCACGATGACCTGCCCGGTCCATCACCCACACGACGCGGTCCATTACATCTTCAAACACGAAGCACCGCGCCGTAACGCGCCCCATGCTTCGATCTTCATCCCACGTCGACCAGACCTCGCTCGGCCCGGCGCTCGTCGACTCGATTCGCATTTCAGCGCCCCAATGCAAAAAGCCCTGAGGGCTTTCGCACTCAGGGCTTCAATATTCATTTCGCAAGGGCGAACGCCCTCCCAACAGATCCCGACTGACAGTTATCGTTGTTGGTCGCGGCGCTCCCGCGATTCAGTACGCCTGTCGGGCGATTGTTGCGACACGAGTGTGCGGTCGCTCACGTATCCAGTGACGCGGTAAAGGATGTGCAAAGTTTACGCGATCCGCTCTTGAAATGGAATACGTTTCATCCTCGCAATTGCCGACGCAATGTGTCGTACACCGATCCATCTACCGTATCCAACAGCGCGAGCATGTCGTGAAAGCGCCACGACCAATTCTTCCTGTACTCATCGAGCGATACACCGAGCGCGTGCGCCCGGCCAGCATCGTCAACCTGCCGCTTACCGGAACCGGAACAGACGGGGCAGATGTGCCGTCCCTTCGCATCCGAAACCGGCGACGCGGCGATCCGCCCCATCCCGCCGCAGTCGTCGCATGGTTCGTACTCCCGGAAGACCAGCGGCCCGTTACGCCCTTCGAAGAACGGAATCCGCTCCTCCGAAACACACACCTTCCCGCTGCCCCCACATACATCGCACGCGTGCGTTGCTGTCGTGACTGGTCGTGCACGACGCACAACACCACGCCCCTCGCACTCGACGCACTGATCGTTCACCCACTCGTCCAGCAACCGCAGCGCGAACCGCTCGACGATGTCGACGTTCGATCGCTCGACAGCATGCCCCGCACGTTGATCGCGACGCTCGTCGCGCGAGAGGCCCGTGAACCGCGCACGCTTGAATCGGCCCGACGTCCGGATCATCTGCGCCAACAGCAACGTTGCACGTCGAACCATCGCAGGCGTCGGCAGCGGCCCGGCCTTGATTCGGGCCAGCGAGCTACCGAGATCGTTCGCAAAGGCGAGCGCGCCCAAAGTAACTTTAGGATCGGCAATCGGGTCGGTGAACTGACCACGAACGCTCATAGCAACGCCTACCCGCTCTTTCAAATCGATCATCACTCTCTCCTATTCGTCCTAATGTCCTAATGTCCCAAGGGATAAGGCTTGCGGGGGTGCGCGCCTGCGACATGCGCGACATGCGCCGCTCACGTCGCGCATGTCGCGCCCCTGCACCCGCGCCCGAGACCGCGCCTTGGGACATTGGGACATGGGACGTCCGCAGCGCGCCACGACGGGGCAAGTGGCGCGCTTACCGTGCAGGCACAGCGCGCCAAGCGGTCACAGCGGACTGTCGTCATCACCCGCCGCGACCAGTTCGCGTTCCGCTTCCAGCTCTTGCTCTTCCTTCACGTAGTACCAGCCGCGCGATCCGGTCGACTCACGCTTGCGCACCCAACCTAGCGACTTCAACGCCTTGCCGATACGGCGCTGTTCCGCCAACGTCCACTTCGACGTATCAAGCTTCAGGATGTCCGCGAGGATCTCTTCCATCGTCGTGCGCGACACGAATTCCAGGGCCTTCGCGATCTTGTCCTCGTACACGTCGCCTTCGTAGCGCTCTGCCTGCTCGATCTCGAACAGCGGGCGTTCATGCTCTTCGACGTGCCACACGACGCCCGAGCGATACAGGTGTACGGCTTCCGCCCAAAGCTGTTCACGAACGGCCACAATGCCGTCAATGTCGACCAGGCCGCCGACACGCAGCGGCCAGTAGCGCCGGTTGCCCGACTCGTCCTTCAGGTACGTGTCGAAGTTGACCGAGCCAGCGAACACGCATTGACGCGGGACGTCGGTCGCACGCTTGCCGTAGAAGTTGCGGAACCGGTCGACAGCCGTCGCGAAGAAGCTCTTCACCGCCGACGAGTCGGCCTTGTTCAGCGAGTCCAGCTCGGCCAGCTCGATCACCCACTTGCCGGCCAGCACCGCGTACGTGTCTTTGTTGCCGATCTGGATCGGCGTATCGGTGAACCACGGTGCGCCGGCCAGCACCTTCAGCGCGGTCGATTTACGATGCCCCTGCTTGCCTTCGAGGATCAGGACGTTGTCGACCTTGCAGCCCGGCTCCATCACGCGCGCGACGGCCGCGATCATCCACTTCATGAACGCGAGCTGCACATACTCGCTGTCGGCCACGCGCAGGTATGTCGACGGCATCGATCGCACGCGCGACACGCCGTCCCATTTCAGCCCTTCGAGGTATTCGCGCACGTCATGGAAGTGGGTCGCGTCCGCCACCAACAGGACCGCGTTCATCACGATATCGGTACGCACCGAGAGGCCGTAGCGCTGCGACAACCAGAGAACGCAGCGCTGATCGTCCATGTCGGTCCACTCGCCGATCACACCCTGCGGGAACGGCGGCGCTTTGCGCTTCATCACGCGGCCACCGAAGTCGTCCTGCTCGATGACGCCCTGCCATGCCTTGTGGTTCGACAGGATCAGGTGCACGTTGCCGAGCGTCGGCAGCAGCGTGCCCTTGTCCGACCGCGCCAGATCCTGCTCCCACGTGTGTGCGCCGTTCTCTGCGTCACGGCCATCCCATTCCGGCTGTTTCGCGGCAGCGGACGTCGCGACGAGTTTCGTCGGCGTGACGTCCGCGGTCGACACGTCGACTGTCGCCGGCCGGATCTCTTCGTTCGCTGGCGCGATGACGCGCAAGATTGCCGCCTGTACCTGCGCCCCGACAGCGTCCGAGCCTTCTTCAACGTGCAGGTCGTTGAAGTCGGTCAGCTTGCGCTCGCCGCGATTCGCGAATGCCGGATAGACGACGCTGACGTCGTCGACCGTCGCTGCCGCCTCATACGCACGCTTCAGGCCCGTGTTCTCGAACCGCTTACGGCGCTGCGGCATCACGTCGTTGCCGTAGCTCACTTCGACGTACGGAACGCCGTTGTCGTCACGACGTCGCGACACGGCGATCATGTACCACGTATTCTTCGCCTCGATCCGCACCGGGTCGGCACCAAACACCAGCTCGCCACGGAAAGCGAATTCGTCGGCGAGCCAGTCGCGAACGCGCTGCTCGATCTTCCAGTCGTCGTCGGCGCAGACCAGCACGTGCACATCCGGATACGTCGCTCGCAGGTAGCGCACGGCCGGGAGGATGCCGCCCGCATCGAAGCAGATATCGACGGCGAACGCATCGTCGATCGCCATGCGGATCGCACGCGCGGTTGCATAGCCTTCGGCGACCAGCACGATCTGGTCGTCTGCGCCGACCTCACCGAGTAGGTACGAAGCACCCTTCTTTTCCATGCCCTTGTTGAAGCGCTTCGCGCCGTCCGGCGTGATCTTCTGCAGGCCGACGAGACGGGCGTCGTCGCCATACTGATACATCGGCACGAAGATCGTGCCGTCCGCGTCGAAACGCACGCCTTCGGCCGTGATGCGCTTGCGGCCCAGGTACGCGGATTCGCCATGCTCGGCTGCACGGCTCCACTGATCCCGCGCGCGGTTCGCGGCGAGCTGCGCCTGTCGTGCATCTCGTTCGGCCTGCTCGCGCTCGGCGGCTTCCTGCCGTCGACGCGTCTCCGCGAGCACTTCCTCGCTCATCGGTGCGCCACTCCACTCGAATCGCTCGGTGCCCGGATCGTCGCCCGAGAAATGGCCGAACGTACCGCCGTAACCGATCACCGCGCCCTTGCTGATGACCTCTCGCAGCTGATACCAGTATTTCTTGCGCGGCCCGTACCGATGATGTTTGCCGTCAGCGACCGGATGGCCGGCGGGCAGGTCAGGATGCCCCGCCGCACGCAATTGCTGAGTGATCTGGTCCAGTGTTGCCATACAATAATTCCCTCCATCAAAGTCACTTTGGCCGCATGTCGCGGCCAGATCACGATTCGTTGAGCTGCGCCGGCAATCGACGCAGCGCCCTGTTAGCTCGCACGCCGAGCCGCATCCAGCTCAAGGAGGCGGCGGTCGCGCTCGACCTTGTGTGAAAAGCTTCGCCATACGCTTCGCCCGGCCACATAGCACTGCCGTCCACTCGGCGAGCGGCTGTACTGCGATGTGCCGCGTCGCAACGCGCTGCTGATTCCGTTCACGTTCACAGGGGTCTCCGGTTATTTGCCGCGCAGTCGACACCACTCGGCCGACATGGAATCGTCGAACGCAGTAAGGTCCAGCGCGCAGAGACGATCGGTAAGCTGGTCGCGGAACGCATGTCGTTCCGCTTTGGTTGCGAGCGCGGCGCATGCGCGCGCGGCTCGCTCGACGAACAAATGCACGCGCCCCGCTGCGCTCGCTTCCGCAAGAATCGGATCAAGGCGATCGGGGAACGTGGCGATCAGTTCGGATAGCAAGCGCCCCGCTTCGGCGGGGGCGTATTCGAATCGGGATGCGAGTGTCGTTACAGCACATGCCAATTGCTGCTCAGGCGAGCAGCAGAGGCCGATCTGTTCACGCGCGGGCCGACAGCACCCCATGCCGGGCTTAAACCGCTCCATGACGACGACGGCGACGTGCAGCGAGGTTGCGAGCAGCATGAATCAGGCGCTGGAACAGGCGCTGGCCCTTGCGGCCCGTCGCGATGATCTTCTCCGCGTCGTGATCGTCGATCCGCTGATCCGCCAACGCGCGCGTGACGCCATCAGCGACGAGTCCGACATGCGCCTGCAGGTGCAACGCTGTCGAAACGAGATGCAACGTGCCGGGCTCACCGGCATCGTCCGCGGCGTGGTCGTCGACGTGTTCAGCAACCAGCCCGAAGCGCGCGTTCAACGCATGCAGCGCGTCGAGCGCATACACCTCGCCCTCGGCCTTTTCCTGCATCCATTCAATCAGCAGCTCGAACATCTCCATCGACAAGCGGCTGTCGCCGACGCCACGCAAACGCAGACGAAGCGATTCCGAGGTGATGTTCTTACCGCGTCGGATCGTGAGGTGGTTAGCCGCGTCGGCGACACCGCCGGGCGTGTTTCGAACGGACGTATAGAGCACGTCCAGCCATTCGGTACTGTCGTATCGGCAGGTCATTTCGGATATTGAGCTGAAGCGGCTTTCATCCTGTCGCAGATCACATCCCGCGATTACGATTCGGCCAATGGATAGGTGGACGATGTCAATGCACCGCAGGCTGCGCAGCGCCCGCGACCGGATGGTCGGAAAAGTGGTCGTAGAGGATCTGGACCGTCGAAACGCGCGGATCGCGATGGATGCGCAGCGCGATCTTTGTCAGCGTCTGATAGGGGATGCCGCACTGGCGGGAAATGTCCGGCCACGCACCTTTGGCTGCGTCAAGGTTGCGCAGCACGGTAGCGAGCATCGGTTCTTTGTTGTTCCGCATTGGACGATCCTTGGATGATGGCCGCCCAAATAATATCCCATTCGGGATATTCACTCAACACCTACCGCCCACGCAATATCTCGCAAGGGATTGACCTTTCCCGGCAATATGCAGCCATGAATAAGATGCCGCTTCGGAAAATCTTGGCGCGGAACATTCGCCGGCACATGGCGGCGAACGAAGACATCCGCACGCAAGTGCAGCTCGCCAAAGCCGCTGGCGTGGCGCAGAGCAGCGTTGCTCGCGTGCTTAAGGGCGAAGTAGACACCCAACTTTTTGTTATTGAAGCGCTTGCGGACGCCATCGGCGTGCCACCTGGGTCGCTCCTTATGGACGACGAAGTCGAGCAGGAATTGCTGCGATTCAATCGATCGCTCGTGGCCGCACTGCCCGCCCCAGAGAAAGCCAAGATCGAGAGTTACATCGAGTTCGTTTTAAGCCAGTCGGAAGCCGTTCACACTGAAAGCGACGGCTCGCTCAGCATCTCGGAAGAAGTCCCCGCAACAAACGAGTCTAGGCGCCGCGCGGGTGTGGCTGCTCAACGTCCATTATCAAATGAAACGGTGAGCAATGAGAAACCACGCCGCGAAACAGCATTCCGAGAGACCAAAAAGCACCGCCGATAACGTCTACCATCTTCCGAATCACGACCTCAATCTTCGGCACCGGGCAATTCGCGAGCACCTTCGTGACCAGTTAGCTCGGCACACCGAAGAGTCGATCGTCGCAATCGCCTGCGTGACAATGCAGGCCGACGGAACGATCAGCATCTCCGCCAAAGGAATCGAAGCCGATCTCGCCGACGACATGCTCGACGGACTGGGACACCTGTCGGCCCGCATTCGCCACCACACCAAGGGAAAGCCAAAGCCCGGCAGCCGGCAAGGCGGGTATGCCGCAGTCGCCCTAATGGCAGCTATTGCGCTGCTCGCCTTCGCATACGTCAACGAGATACCGTGGCTCGACTGCGCCACCGTACTCGCCGGCCAGCTACTCGCCCCGTTTAGCGGCCGAAAGCACACCCCACGCCAGTAATCCCGTCACCCCGCCATCCCCTGCGGGGTATTCTTCGCGCAAAATATCCCTATAGGGATTGACATAGAAATATCCTAACGGGGATACTTCGGCTGTCGCGTCGCTCGACGCTCAACCGGAGATCCCACCATGAAACCTACCGATCTGAACGCGGAAGCCCGTCACGACTGGCTCCGCGACGAGCAAACACCCCGCTTTACCCCGTCCGAACCTGCCCGCCAAAGCAACTTTGAAAAGTCGCCGATCTTCCGTTGGACGGTCGTCGCCGCCCTCCTGTTTGTTGCCGTGAACGTGTTCCAAGACGATCCGGTCGTCGTCCCGACGACCGCGTACCACGTCGCCGTCTAATCCGCCCCGACCCTGCCGGGGCAAGCGCCCCCGGCGTCATGGAGACAACCATGCCGCGCAAGAAGCTCCAATCCCTTCCCTTCGCCGACGTCGAACGCCGCGACACCCTGTCCCTTCGCACGATCGTCCGCTACGACCCGAAAGCTCGACGCCCCTCAACGCCGATTCTCGTCGGCAAATACGTTGTTGGTCGCCGCCCCTTGGCGGACAGCGTACATACGGAGTATTTGATCCTCGACGGCACTGAGATCGCCGGCAAGCAGATCTCGATCCCGGACGAAGGCAACTGCGCCGACGCAATCAAGCGTCTCCGTGACGCGAAGCGGGCAGCGGATATCGAGGCATCGAAGGCGATCAACAAGGCGAAGAAGCCCGGGAAGGCTCGCACAGCAGCGACGCGCGAGGTTGCGTAATGGACGATCGCACGCAACAACTCGACCTGGCCGCGCCGATCCCAACCGGAAACACGAAGGCTGCAGCAGCGCAGGCCGGTGCCAAGTCCGCCGATCTCTGGATGGTGCCGTACGACCAAATTCACTATGACCCGGCCGACAACATTCGTGCCGTCGACCTTGCGTGGGTACACGAACTCGCGGTTCTGATGATCCAGCATGGGTACGACAAGGGTTCACCGCTGCACTGCTACGTGCGCAAAGTCGGCGGAAAGGATTTGTTCTACGTCTACAAGGGGCAACACCGCTATCTCGCAGCCGGCAAGGCAATCGAGGCGGGAAAGGATCTCGGCAAGATCCCCTTGGTAGTGCGCGACAGCCGCGAAGTCGACCGCGCGAAGATGGTCGTCGACGGCTACTTGAGCAATCGTTCAAAGCCATCGTCGCCGCTCGATCTCGCCACCTCGATTGCGGAACTCCGCGATGTTCACAAAATGAACGCGGAAGCCATCTGCGCCCAGTTGCACATTTCCGAGCAGTCGATCCGTGATGCCGCACTGCTTGAAAAGGCACCAGCCGAGCTGCACGCTATCGTACGCAATGGCTCGATCGCCGGCACACTCGCGATCGAAGTGATCCGCACACACGGCGGCGACAAGGCACTCGAACGCATCGTGTCCGGGCTGGCGAAAGCGCAGGAAGCCGGCAAGAGCAAGGTTACGAAGAAGCACCTGGCCGGCGGCACGTCGACCTCCAAGCCGGTTGCGCCCAAAGCGACGAAGATCAACGAAGCGCGTGCAAAGCAACTTTTTCAGGCCCTGCAGTCTGTCTTGCACGACCCCGGCTTCGGGAATCTCTCGCCGGGGACCATCGAAGGCGTCCATCGATCCCTGACGGGCCTTGAAGATCTGCTCGACCTGCCGGCCCGCCCGCAGAAGCATCCGATTCACTCCCCGAACGAGAACGGCGTGTTCGCGCAATGCGAGACCATCAAGGCCCCGAAGTCAAAGCGCGCCGGGTCTGAGCCGGCCGAAATTCATCTTGCTCATATTGACGACGGTGCGTGGATTTATACGACGACCCTTCGCGCCGGACGAGGCATGTCGTCTGCCCTCCCGTCGATGCGGACGTTTGCCGCTACATATCCGACCCGCGTCCAAGCCATCCGGGCCGCTGTCAGCGACATCACCCGTGCTATGCAGCAGCACGATCGGGCAACCGACAAGAGCGCACCGTCGATTCACGCGTGGCTCGACAAGCTGTACGTCATGCCCGACCCCGACTGGACGCCCGAAATAGCGCAGGAGGCCGCTCAATGACCTCGCGCCCGGCCCTTTCTACCCCACGTCCGCTGCCGCGAAAGCGGGAACACGCGAAACAGCGTCCAGCTATCGCGCTCGCGAGCGTCAACGGCTCTTCAACGCAGTCGAACAGCAGCGGGCTGACGCCCGCAACAGCGATCCAGAACAACGATGCGCCGCTCGCGCGGCGTAAAGCAATCCAGACAAACGAAGCCTTGGCGGATACCCGCCAAGGCAGGCTCACGCAGCTCGACGACCTACGCATCAAAATCCGCTCGCTGATCGCTGACATCTCGCACACGGCCGACATCGAGCTGCTGGACCTGATGGCCGACGAGATCGGCTCGTTCGCTCGCCACAAGGCGGCGCAAGATGCGCGCACCTGGGCCGCGACCGCCGCAATCACGCTCGAAACGGGGCTCATGCAGCTCGCTCGTGCAACTCAGCCCATCATCGAATAACGAGGGACAGAGAATTGAACATCACAACCGAACGACTGTTGCGACTGCCAACCGTTCTCGACATGGTCGGCTTGGGCAAGACGACGATCTACGACATGATGAAGGAAGGTAGTTTCCCGAGACCACGACGAGTTCGCAATCTCTCACTATGGGCAGAGACAGAAGTACAAGCATGGATTCGTTCCATCACATCACGCGAAACGTCCACCGCCCAATAACGTGTTTAAGTCTAGACCTGATCCCTCAGCCAGCATCTGATCAGGTCCGAAATGACTTGGATGTGACCTCTTCAACGGCTGTGATCGACCCTCAACTGTCGTCCGGGCCGCGGCGACCACGACGGCAGTTCACGAAGTCCCAACGGTCATTCGCGAACAGAACCTTCTGCTCGCTAGGCACCCACATGACCAATTGAGAAGGCGTTGCTCAATGGACTAACTGCGGCAGAGTCCGGGGCGGGCCACGCGAACTCGCGTGAGTTGGTGGACTGCCATAATCTGCCAGACATTCCGTAACCTCTATTTCGCGTCGCGCCAAAAATAACCTTGCCTTTCACAACGGAAAACCTAATGTTTATGGGAAGACGGGGGGGGGTGCCATGAAACTGAACAGGATTCTATTTGCGCTCTTTGCGGCCGCGCTATCTTGTCAAGTATATGCAGAAGAACCGCCGACCTATCAAAGTCCATGCGGCGGCCCGTCTCCGGATGGCCAACCGGTTGGGCATGCTAATCGAGCCTACTGTTACGCCGATGGACACTGTGAAATTAGCGGCTGGGATCCTGTGTCGGGACAGCCAGCCTGTCCGTCGCCCTAACGCTGGCTGCACTGTCAGCAGTGCAATTGGAATTCAAGCAATATGCTATTAGGTGTAAGCCTAGCTACCGCACTTTACTGGATCTCCACAGAGTCGTCCACGTTGAGGAGCCAGACCGTTGATAGTCGATCGGGCCGCCGCTATAGATCGGAACACGATATTCCTCGTTTCCTTGCCTAAGGAAATAAAGGAACGTTTCGTCCTGTCCGGTGTAGTAAAGAGGATACGCGTCTTCGTACCTATTATCGTCCACCGAATACGGCCTCCAAGTACCGTTCGGCTGGCGAGTGAACTGCATATTGTTATTAGTTGGTCCGGTCGGTCCGGTATCGATTTCGTTTGCTTCAATTTCGATGGGCAGTAAGCAAGCGGACAGGAGCCACCGTCTAGGAGACGTTTCGGTGCCAACCTGTACTTCATACATTCTTGTCTCAAGCAGGTAAGGTTTAAAGCCAACCGGACCCGGACGGAAAGATAGCTCTACCCTGATTTTTCCTCCCTCAGTAATGAAGTCCAAAAGTCGATCAGCATTTGTCACCTTTGCATCTAAGTAAGTCTTCAGCCAGTCCATCAGCTTTCCTGGGCCGACGCCGACGGCATCAGTTAACTGGGTCACATCACCAGCAATGCTCAAGGCTATAGAGCTAGCCTGCGGTCCGGTACGTTGCGATTGGATGTTACCCTTGAAGCTCGCTATATCTGAATCTGAAAGCGTGGACTCGTCAAATAATGCCCCGCCTGGAGTTGAGAGGATTTTATCGAAAAGTGATTTTTTGATTTCAAAATATTGCCCCCCGTTATTCGTATTCTTCCGAATCAAGGCGGTCGCAAGCATCGTCGTCGACGGTATTGATGTGGCAGACGAGGAAATGAAGTCACACTCCCTGGTCTCGCTATCGAACCAGTTTTTTCCAGAGGCATGAATTGAAATCAATGCAACTGAAATCGCCGCGGAAAGCAGCCTTTTTAAGTTACTCATCTTTTCCTGCCGACGAGCACAAAATATTTATGCGGGACACATGTTGTCAGTGACCGGTTTGCAAACTTGTCCGCCATCGTCAATTCCGATACATTTGTCTCGTGAGTGTCCGTGCTCGTTGCATGGCATGGTCGTTGGGTAGTTTTGAGGGGGAATCTGTTCAGCCTCTGCCTGAGTGAGGGCGTTGGCGGTCTTTGCGGCGAGAGCCGCAATAAACAATACAGTGAGTATGAAAACGATCTTCATGCGACACCTCGCAAGGTTTTCTATGAAGGGTAGTTGCTCAACGCAGAATGTCCAGGCGAAGTTACTGAAACACGGAGCAAGCAATAGTCGCCTCCCGACAATTGCTTGCACAACGGTCGTTTGTACGCGTGCTCGTGAAACGCCCGATGAGGGTAGCTGCTACAAACACAGTCGTCAGGGGCGCTACCTGGGGTGATTGGGACGCTCGAATGTTCTGGTGACCGTTTTGGCGAGCGGCCGTAAATGGCCGTCTGCCGACCAATACGACAGGAGCCATTCCGAGGCGGCGGTAACCACCTCAATCCTCGTCTTCGACCCAGAGACACCCGGACTGCAAGGCACCGATCACGAGGACCCCCGTGTCGAACGTGGCTTCGGTAACCGAATATCCGTTATGGGTGAAGTACCGAGCTTGAGCGCCGAATTGCTCAAGAAATTCAGCTGTCAACTGTTCCGCCTGAGCCGCGGTCATTAGCTCAGCGCGGTACGCTTGGTCGCGATGTAGCACCTCAGCGATAATCCAACGCGCCTCACTTTCATCGATTTCGCGGTAACAAGCGTCGTCATCGCGCAACTCGAACGCTTTCGCTACGGCAGCGGGACTCGGCGCCGGAAATGGTAAAACTCCACAGCGTACAACGCCGCAACCGCGTAAGTCCCAGATGTCTTCGCCTATTCCCAAGGTAATCCTCTTCGCTTCAAACAACTCGTCGACGATCTGCGCTGGCCTGTCGACTGACCGCAACTGGCCGAGGCTGTGTAAAAGCAGCAGCGTGGGGCACTGGAGTACCGGTCGGCGTCAGCAACATCCGGCCGGATGGCGACAAATCCAGTCGAACGGTTCAACGTCCATGGTCGCGCTTTCGCCAGTCGTTCCAGCACATGAAAAAGGGGGTATTAGAGGGGGTATCAAACGCCAACCTCTTGACACGATTCTTTATTAATCAACAAATTACGATCAAGAATGTCAATGCAACTTCCACATGACGATATGTCGGATCACTTCGGTTGCTCCTGTTCGTGTTGATTCGGCGATCTGCCTGTAACCCTTGTCAGTCGGGCATTCTACGCCCTTCCACCGTTCGCTCGCGTTCGCCGGGAAACGCGCTCGGTCGAGGGAAAAGCGGGTAATAAAGCGTGGCTCGTTTCGAACATACAAAGACGATACCCGCTTTTTCACCGTGCCACTTACCGACGTCAGGATCCGACAAGCGAAGGCAGGCGACAAGCCTACCAAACTTGCCGACGGCAACGGACTGCATCTTTGGTGAGCCCGTCCGGCTCCAGGCTCTGGCGATACCGATACAGAATTGCCGGGAAGGAGAATCTCTTCGCGATCGGCGAATACCCGGCCGTCAGTCTCCAAGACGCACGCGTGGCACGTGACGATGCCCGCTTGCTCGTCACGAGCGGGACTGCATCCATCGTCGAGCGCATCGTGCATGCCGAACACCCACGGCGTGATGTTCGGGTTATAGCGGCCGGGACTCGCCAACGCCTTCGCGCTCAACCTACGATGCTTGCGTGCCCATGGGTCGAGTCCGAGGTACAAGGATGGATCAGAGATATTTCATCGCCCTCTGCATCGGCTACCTAATTGACTGGAGCGCCAGTAGAAGAACAGACGGACATCCATCCGTTCTGTTTGATTCGTAGCGCAAGGTGGAGCGACAACCGTCAACGATTTGGACCGTCACGTCGAGCGACCGAATCTGCACGGGAAGCGTCACCGTCATATAGAATGACGCGTTTTGCCCGTACTCCTATGTGGTTCAAAAACCTTCAGCTTCATCGTCTTCCGGCACCTTGGGCCGTTACCCCCGATCAGATGGAAAAATGGCTGGCGCCCCACGCGTTTCAGCCGGGCAACAGCGTCGAGATGCAGAGCCTCGGATGGGCGTCGCCGCGTGACGACGGCGCACTGGTGTATTCGATCAACCGGCAAATGTTGCTGGTGTTTCGTGCCGAAAAGAAGCTGCTGCCGGCGTCGGTCGTCAATCAGGTAACCAAGGCACGGGCGCTTGAAGTCGAGGAGCAGCAGGGCTTCAAGGTGGGTCGAAAACAGCTGCGCGAACTCAAGGAGCAGGTTACCGACGAACTGCTCCCGCGCGCGTTCACCATTCGCCGCGATACCCGCGTGTGGATCGATACGGCGAACGGCTGGCTCGTCATCGATGCAGCCGCACAGGCTCTTGCCGACGACGTTCGCGGCCTGCTCGTCAAGTCGATCGATCAGTTGCCGCTCGCCAACGTTCATGTGGCGCTTTCGCCGGTCGCCGCGATGACGGATTGGCTGTTGTCCGGCGAGGCGCCGGGCGGATTCACCGTGGACCAGGACGCCGAGTTGCGCTCGAGCGGCGAAGGCGGCGCCACGGTGCGATACGTCGGCCACGCGCTGGAAGCGAACGACATGCGCCGGCACATCGAGGCCGGCAAACAATGCATGCGCCTTGCGATGACCTGGGATAACCGGATCTCCTTCGTGCTGACGCCGTCGCTGACGATCAAGCGCGTTACGCCGCTCGACGTGATCAAGGAGGCGGCTGATCCGACCGCGCAGAACGATGCTGAACGCTTCGACTCGGATGTCACGCTGATGACGGGTGAATTGGGGCGGATGTTGACCAATCTTGTCGATATCTTGGGCGGTGATCAGCACGACTCGAGTCATCAGGCGGCAGCAGCCTGAACTCCGCCGGCTGTCTAGAATCATCCCCCCCGCGACGGCGAGATTTCTCGCCGACGCGGCAGTGCAAGGAGGACCGTCGTCGCCCTGGCGGTGGGTCGCGACTGGGCGCTCGCGACCCTTAGGAGACTTCCGCCCGATCCCAAAGGGAGCGCTCATGAATTCGCCAGTAGGCGATGCCACTCTCTACAGGTGGAATAGGAAGGCCAACATAGTGACAGTAAAGAACGCCAGCCCCGCGTCGACCAGACCTCACTCGGCCCGGTGATCGTCGACTCGGTTCGCGTTTCGGTGCCTCAACGCAAAAGCCCTGAGGGCTTTCGCACTCAGGGCTTTGACATTGTCACGTTCGATGACCAACGCTTGGGTGTGCCTCAATCTCCCCGCACAACACATCATTGGATTCGAGCCACGCTCATCGTGTTCAATACGCCGTCTGCCGAACTAATCCCACACCAGGTTCTCGAACGGAGTGAACCATCCATACGTTTTTGAGTTGACCACTACTTTCCCTCCGTACACACCGTAGCAGACGTCCTTGTCGTTGATTTTTCCCACCACGGGTGCGCCACTGTCACCAGGTTGCGTCTGAGCATCGCCGTCCAAGTTAAGCAGGACGACGTGGTTAACTTTATCGGGAGTATCCGGCACCGTGATATCAACCTCTGGCTCAGAAACCGAGCAATTCACGAGACCGGATAACGCACCCTGCAACCACAAACGCTGGTGCTTTACGGGACGAACATTTGAGCCAAACCCCACCTGCTTGTTACCGCTATCTGTCCAAATCTCATTGGGAGTTGCCTTGACTTCAGGCGACACCTTCACGATAGCGATATCTTGATTGTGCTCCAGGAAACTTTCGAACAGAGCACCCACCTGATTTGCGTCGTCAGGCTGACCCACGTTCTCATCCCCTTTTCCCAACACATGGCCCGCCGTCGCAAAGCACATGTCCCCGTCATATTTCACAACCAGACCTAAAGTGCCAATCTTGCTGCGGGTCACAATTTTGATACCGCCGACCAAAGGACGAACCGTGAGATTGTTTGCAGGCATCACAGGCTCCACTAAGAAGTGAACAAACCGATTGATAATTGCCGGTCGATGTCGACCAGATCGCCGACACGCAGCGGCCAGTAACGCCGGTTGCCCGCTTCGTCCTTCAGGTACGTGTCGAAGTTGACCGCGCCAGCGAACACGCACTGACGCGGGACGTCGGTTGCCCGCTTGCCGTAGAAGTTGCGGAACCGGTCGACGGCCGTCGCAAAGAAGCGCTTCGCCGCCGACGAGTCGGCCTTGTTCAACGAATCCAGTTCGGCCAGCTCGATCACCCACTTGCCGGCCAGCACCGCGTACGTGTCTTGGTTGCCGATCTGGATCGGCGTATCGGTGATCGACTGCAGAAAGGCGCAGCGACAGCCGCCGCGTCCGGCAAGGTGACGGCTCCGACGAAACGATCGCGCGGTCTTCGGTTGAATTGCGGGAACGCGGATTGCTCTGCGCATTCCGACATTCTCCGACACCGGCCGGCACAAATGCGGCGATTCAATTCCTGACGGCATCAATCATCGAAATGAAACGTCATTGCCAATCGTTTCGTCGTTCGATATCCGGATTCCATCACCCATCCCCGTTAAATCGCATAATTTACCGACCCGACGAGTAATAATTGCGATCGCCTTTTCAATCCATCATTCGAAATCGCAAAACATCGTTGACTTCGACTTTCCCGAAAATTTAGAATCCCCTACGACGGCTTACGTTTCATTTTCTTCCGTCGCTCACGCGTCGCCATTCGTCCACGCGAAGGCCTCCGCATAGTCTTTTCCCGTTCCACACCGGGGTGACGCCCCTTGTCATTTCAGTTTTCGGTATTTATCAGGCGCCCGCATATTTTCTGCCCGATTCGCATACCGAAAAAGCATCACATCCAGATTAATACCGGGAATTCACCCGAATACCTGCAACCCAGGACCACGCGGACAGAAGATCCGTTCATTCGATCATTCCGATAAGAAACCACCAGTCATCAGGAGGGACATCAACATGCATCGCCTTGCGAAGTCGCTGTGTCTCGGGTTGGTCTGCGCCGGCCTGCTTGCGGCCTGCAACGACGACGACGTCCAGTCGAGCGGCACGCCGTCGCACAACGCCGCGCTGTCGTTCCGCATGGACACCGGCGGCCAGATCAACGCGTTCTACCGGCAGGACAAGGTCGCCGCGCACCTGCTGGCCCGGTCATCGACGAAACCCCGCCTGCTCGTGGTTTTCCCCGCCGGCAACAGCGGCACCGGGCTGTGGTTCGACGACACCGCGCAGCCCGTGAACTGGAGCCTCGACACGCCGCCGTCCGCGCTGTCGGCCCCCGACCCGCACGGCCGCCCGCTGTACGGCATCGGCGCCGACGTATCGGTGGACACCAGCACGCTGACGATCCGCCAGGGCGTGCTCAGCAACGTGCGCTTCCTGCGCGACTTCAACGGCGGTGCGACGATCCCGCAGCAGGTCGTCACTGCGCCGACGGTCCAGGGCAGCGCCGCGCAATGGCAACGCGACCGGATCGACGGCGCGCCCGGCTATGCGCTGCGCATCACGCTGCGCGTCGGCGGCAGCATCGCGGCCGGCAGCGGGCGGCAAGCTCGTGCTGAGCGCGCCGGCGGGCTCGCACACGCTGAAGTTGCATGTCGATGCGCTGTCGGGCGAGACGCCTTTGTCGCCGATCACGCGCGCCGATCTGCTCGCGCCGTCCGTGAACCCCGACCCGGTGAGCCAGAACGTGCTCGAATTCCTGAGCTTCCACGACAAGCTGCTGGCCGGCTCGTGGCAGTACGACACGTACTTCGGCCGCGATACGCTGATCTCGGTCCGCATGCTGATGCCCGTGCTCGAACCTGCGGCGATCGAGGCCGGCCTGTCGTCGGTACTGAGCCGGCTGTCGGCCGACGGCAAGGTCGCGCACGAGGAAGGCATCGGCGAATTCGCGCTGATCGACAACCAGAAGAACGGGCGGCCGAACGATCCGACACCGACCTACGACTACAAGATGATCGACAGCGACTACCTGCTCGCGCCGATCGCGGCCGCTTGGCTGATCGACGATACGCGCGGCCAGGCCCGCGCAGCTGCGTATCTGGCGCAGCGCGGCAGCGACGGGCAGACCAACGGCAGCCGCCTGGTCGTCAACCTGCTGCACGTCGCGACGACCGCGCAGCCGTTCGCGCAGCAGCCGTCGGTCGCGAACCTGATCCACCTGCGGCCCGGCGAGATCGTCGGCAACTGGCGCGACAGTACCGACGGGCTCGGCGGCGGCGTCTACCCGTACGACGTGAACGCGGTGCTCGTGCCGGCCGCGTTGCGCGCGGCGAACGCGTTCCTCACGCGCGGCCTGCTCGATCCGTACCTGGATGCCGCACAGCGCGCGACGCTCACCAGCACGGCAAGCCAGGCCGCCACGTGGGAAACGCAGGCGCCGCCGCTGTTCCAGGTCAGCGTGCCGGCCGCACAGGCGGCCACCGACGTGTCGGCCTATGCGCCGTCCGCCGGCGTGCCGGCCGGCGCCGCGCCCGGCGCACCGCTGGCGTTCTACGCGCTGTCGCTCGATCAGCAGGGCAATCCCGTTCCGGTGATGAATTCGGACGGCGGCTTCGCGCTGCTGTTCGGCACGCCACCGGACGACCAGCTCCAGCGGATCGTCACCGACGTCACGCGGCCGTTCCCGGCCGGGCTCGTGACCGATGCCGGGATGCTGATCGCGAACCCGGCGTATGCGAACCCGTCGCTGTGGCCCAAGTTCACGAGCTCCGCGTATCACGGCACGGTGATCTGGTCTTGGCAGCAGGCGATGTGGGTGGCCGGGCTCGATCGCCAGCTCGCGCGCCAGGACCTGTCGACCACGACACGCACGCTGCTCACGCAGGCGCGGCAGACGATCTGGCAGGTGATCTCGAACGGACGCGACATGCGGACGTCGGAAATGTGGACGTGGTCCTACGTGAACGGCCAGTACCAGACCGATGCGTTCGGCACGCGCAGCGCGGATGCGACCGAAGCCAATGCGGCGCAGCTCTGGAGTACGACGTATCTCGCGATCCGCGATCCGCAGCAGCGCGCGGGCAAATACTGGTGGCAGGCGTCGCAGCGCATGCAGGACGCGCAGCCGAAGAACGCGGCGGCCGTGGCATCGCCATAG